ATGCCAAACGTTGATCTACTACCTGCTTTGCTATCAAAACTCTACGAAAACCAACTGGCCCTCGAGGCGTCAATCTTGGAGCTATCGAATTGGGTGGAGCAGCGCGGCTCCGCCGAAGTCGCTGAAAACGTACGCGGCGCCCTATACACCCTCGATCACAACCAGGAATTTATAAAGATGACCCTGGCCGTCCTCATGACACCGGAATGAACGCCTCTCGTCGCCTGAAATCGCGTCGTGCTTGGATCTCGATTACTGTATGAACATACAGCTATCGGATTGATTCACCATGCACTCTATAGACGAAGACACCTCAGCGTGGCTTGGCTGCCCTACGCCTCTGGAAATGTACAAGCACCAGTGCGCCCTGCTCGAGGACGAGATCACACAGACTCAGGCCCTCCTGCGCAAAGCACGGTGGAACATTGCTGGCCTGGTGCAGATGAACGATGTGCTGGCTACGCGTTTAGCCGAAGTAAAGGAAGTCCTAAAAACGGCTCAGGTGGAAGTCGCGCAGCTCAAGGAAAGATGCTCAGAGCCTGCCATCCTCAGCATGAAACTGGTTACGGAGCAGCGCGACTATCTTCTCAGGGAGAATCAGCGGCTAATGTCGGAGCTCAAGCGCGCCGAGGCTCCCTCAACCTAAGTCGTCGGCATATGCCGTCAGGGCATCATTTACCAACTTACCCCACTGCGCGCTGTCAATAAGTCCATGGTCCTTGAAGACATTCGCGGCATGTTCGCTGGCTTGATATCGCTCTTGCGAAGATTGGAGTGTGTGCGCTGTGTCATGACTCGGCGTGACTGATAGCTCTAACGCTTCAAGCTCAATTTTGATCGCCATGAGGAATGCTCTGGATAAGTGCCTGCTGTGTAGAGGTCACCTGCTGATCAGACGTTCCATCAAGCCGGACGAGCGGAGAAGATTATGTGCGGAAGACTTACCCAGTACCGGGGGATTCACGACTTCGTGGCAGCGTTGAACATGCCTAATGCCCTCGCGAACTCAGTCTGTGAATTGCCACTCGAGCGCTACAACGTTGCCCCGACAACCCAAGTCGCCCTACTCCACCTGCAGGGCGACCTGCTGCACGCCGACCTGGTGCGCTGGGGATGGCGGCCGCACTGGGCTAAAGACCGCGCCGCGCCGATCAATGCCCGTGTTGAGAAGGTGGCCCACGGCCCGTTCTTCCGGGCGATCTGGCCGCATCGCGCCATCACGCCGGTCGACAACTGGTTTGAGTGGGTGGACGAAGGCGGACCGAAGAAGCAGCCCTACCTAATCCGGCGGCGCGATGGCGCTCCCATCTTTTGCGCTGCCATCGGCCAATTGCCCGACGCTGATGAAGGACCAGGCGAGCACGACGGGTTCGTGATCATCACCGCCGACAGCGCAGGCGGAATGGTGGACATCCACGACCGGCGGCCGGTGGTGCTGACGCCCGACCTGGCTCGTGAATGGCTTGACCCGGCCACGCCGAAGGAGCGCGCCGAGCAGATGGTGCTGCATCAGGGAGAGCCGTCGGAAGTCTTCGAGTGGTTCAAAGTCGACACCGCAGTGGGAAATGTGAGGAACAAGGGGCCGGAGTTGATCCAGCCAATCAGCGAGCAATAGCCCTGACATACGCTTGGCACGCCCGCAGCGCTATCACGGCGTTATCCCCATCGTCGGTGATGGCGATAATTCGTTGCGCATGCGCTGGGTCAAGTTGGGCTCGACGGGCTGCATGAACCAGGCTGACGGCGCCGGCGGCGGCAGGCACGTTGCAGCCACTGGCTGGATCGTCGGCAAGGAGGACTGACAGCCGCACATCAGCAGTGGCAAGGCGATCGCGCAAAAGAGCCTGGTTGCGTTTAGCATCGGATAGTTCTCGAGTGTGTTGTTGATCTTGGGCCGCGAGATCCTGCTCCATGGCCAAGCGTTTGTCCTGTTCGGCGCGGGCCTGGGCCGCTGCGGCATTGCTGATCGCGGCCAAATCATCCTTGTGCAGGCCGGCCTGCTCGGCGAGCTTCTCTCCCATGCGCCAGTCCTGCACCTGCCAGGCCACGCCCGCGGCGCCGGCCATCAGCATCAGAATCAGCAGCGCCAGGCTCGCCAGCTTCTGAACCGGCGTCATGCCAGCACCTTTTTTGCCCGCTCCCACAATTGCAGGCGATCTTCCAGGCCGTTGAGCCCACCGTTAATGCGGCGGGTGATCTTCGTGAACTCACCCTGATCCGCTAGCGTGTTGAGCCCCTTGGTGGACCAGAACCAGGCCGCAGACATCGCCGCGTGCTGGGGCAGCTCGAGCAGTTCCGGCTTGTTGATCAGATCCAGGCCCAGTGCTTCACCGCACGCGGCATAGTTGGCCCGGCCGGTGATCTGGATCAGGCCGCGGCCACGGTACTTCGAACCGTCCCCCTTAACGGTGTTGCCCAGATCGGCGCGACCTTCGTAGCCGGCCTGCTGGGTTGTGGGCCCCCAGATCTCGCGCACGTAGCGCAGTTGCCCCGACTCGTGCCCGACTTGGGCGATGAACGCGGCCCCGCGCAGCTTTCCGACAATGCCATAGCGGCCTATGGCCGTGTTCAATACAGGAACGAAAACGCCGGCTTGGCGGCCGGCGTTCGGGAGGATCTGCAGCAACTGCTGCTCAGTGATCGGCATACTTTTCTCCAGACGAAAAAAAGCCCGCGTCTTGTCGGGCGATACTCTTTCGATATACTCAGGTTAATTATCGGAACGGAGAGGGATGGACCCCATGAAATACGGAATACTTTTTTCAGCCGTACTCATTCTGAGCGGCTGTGAAACTCATAGCGGCCGCCAAGATGGCCCTGACATTAAGGATGGCGGACTTCAGGTCAGTTGCAATGCAACCCCAGCCAATCAGCCCGGATGCTACACCCCGGCCCCTTCCTGGTGGACCAAGCTCCCCGGTCATTTTTTCATTCGTGGTAACGGCTTTTAAAGTTTGAAGCGCTGAGCTTTCTCCAGGCAAAAAAATACCGCTACAAGCGGTGGGGTGTTCAAAAGGTGTGGGGCGGCTGGCCGACATGTCAGCAAATAGATATAATCACCAAATTAAAAATCTATTGGTCTTAAAATGCTCGGAATACTTAGATTCTGCCTAGCCTCCTTAGTCATCATTGCGCACCTAGGGGATGGAATACACTTTGTTGAGCACTGGGGGATATTTGCTGTTTTTGGATTTTATCTAATCTCCGGATACCTAATAACGATAATCCTGAACACAACTTACTCATTTAATTTCTCATCCTTCGCAACAAACCGTTTCCTACGACTATTCCCCATTTACTACGCAGTAGTGATTATTACACTAATCGCGATGACGATCATCCCAAATCCAAGTCAGTATCATAACGCATGGGTTTTCGCAGGAAGACCCATAGACGTGATTGGCAATATTTTGATTTTCCCCTTTGAGTTCTATGACTCAAGCTTCAGGATGGTCCCGCCAAGCTGGTCAGTAGCGGTAGAGCTTGTAAATTATTTTATGCTATGGCTATTTGTAGCACGAAGTAAAAACTTAGCTATTGCTACGCTGCTCCTATCCGCGGTCTACCATATTTCTACGTTCGTACTGGACATGGACTGGACAAGAAGATACTTCCCATTCTACGCCGCGCTACTGCCCTTCTCTCTTGGCGCGTGCATTTACTTTCTGAGAGATTATGCAAAGCTACTGACAACCAAATCTATAAAAGTCGCCACTATAACAGCCCTTCTGGTTTGGGCTATCAACCTAACGGTTTGCGGCGTACTTTCAGGGCTTGGACAGAACACCTTCAATACTTTCTTCTATATCAATTTATTTAGCAGCGCGGCGCTTGTCTATTTGATAGCAAATTCAAATCTACAGTACACTTTTAAGAAGTCGGGAAAGCTACTCGGCGATTTAGCCTATCCAATGTTTTTACTTCATTGGGTCGTCGGCTTCATCATGAGCTATCTCATTCTCGACGGTCAACGTCGGGGACTGCTGCTTGTGGCTGTCTCATTTTTACCGATACTGATGGTTTCATACTTCCTTTCATCGCTTGCCAATAGGTGGCTGGAGCCGCTGCGAAGCATTGTGAGAGGACAAGCAACTATCACGAAACACTCGGTTGCTACCGAGAGTTCTTAATGATTCAAGCCGGATGATCAATGATGATCAGGCTGCTGAATCGCCGGTCACAATATCCAGGGCGGCCTTGCGCTTTTGAGCCACGTCATCTGAGATCGCTCGGCCGCGCTCATATTGAGCAATCACCTGCCAGTCGGTGGCCTGCAGATAGGTCACCGCTTTGGTGTATGCAGACTCTGCGGAGATGTCGCCTGCCGTCTTTTTCTTTTCCAGCTTTGAAAGATCAACCATTTTTGACTGGCTCCACGGTTGGAAATTTTACTGCCCCGTCAGACACGGACAGTACGATTGGCTCATCGGGGGTGCGAATATCGACAGGGCTATCCCACTGTACTCGGTACTTCAATGTCAGGCTTATCTCACCACCAACCCGCTCAACGAAGTCGGACACAGACAGCCAGTCACTCCCTACTGCGTTTGCCGGGAGCTGGTAACCTTCAGGAATCCCTGAAAGGTCGTATGGTTCTCCGTTGATCGTAATAACGTCACCATGAACTGAGGCGGATATCGTGTCGTCAGTCAGGAACGGAAATAGTTTAATTTTCATCAGTTCCAATACCCCGTGATCGTTATGCGCACCGCGTTCAGAGTCTGGGCCGTACCGCCATTCCTCGCGACGATGTTGATCGTGCTGGACGATTGCATTGAGCTGACTACGAACCCGTACCAGTCGTTCGAGGATTGTGGTTGTGCCTGCAGTACTACGGAGCACTTCCCCCAATCAGGGAAGGACACAGGCGCCTGCACAAAGAATCCTTTGTACTCGTTTACGCCCATCACGAGGTTGTCGAGAGGGCTCGAAGCCGTCATGAAACCGTTCGCGAACTTAGCAACACGCCAATTTCCGATAGATGAGGAGTTCATCAGGCCACCTGATTCCGGGGCCAAAAATGCATTGACCCCATTGTAGGTTCTTTGCCATTCCGTCCAGGCGCTTGAGGTTTGGATTCGCGTCCATATCACACCGCTTCCGGCGATCATGAACATCTGGCCAAGGGACGAAGGGTCAGCTGGGTAGGTAGTGAGATAGCCGGTTTGAAGGTTCCCAGCTATCACGAACTGGCCCCAAACCTGTCCCCCTGTCCTGAAGTTATTTGGGTTGAGATTATTCCCGGCAAACGTAGCATTATCGGTAACCCCAATGCTCGCTGCTGAGAACTTGTTGTAGATCTCTGTCGTCATAGCGTTTATCTTTACGGCGGTGCTCCGGGTTGTATCACCACCAGCGCCTGTAGGTGCTGTACCTAAGTTGATTTCCTGTCTTGCCATAATAAACTCCAAGTAACATATTCATCGCATCAGCGATAAGAGTATAAAAATGTGCCACTTCAATTAAAGGGAAACGATAGACTCGCCGCCCCTATTACAAGAGCAGCGGCAACCTATCAGTCGCAACTTGTGAAAATTTTGGAGGCATTGGCGTGCCGATACAGCCAGCGTTACCTGTTTTATACCATGCCATGTATTACTCCTAGTTAATTAAGACAAGGGTTTTGCGAAAACCATCGGTAGATATTGCGCTGACGGTAAATCAACACCTACCGCTTGCAAAAGCATTCTATTGTTTGGGAAATCCCAATAAGCATACATATTACCTTGTCTAGATACCAAACCCGGCATGTCAAAGGCAATATTATTGATCAACATATAATCACCGTTGGATAATGGAAATCCACCAGTAGGTGTCCACATTAAATTGTATAAACCTTGTCCAGTTTGAGTTGCCCCTAGATATGTCCAGTTGTTCACAGTCCCTGTGAATTGGGCACAAGGTGTTCCATTATCAAAGATAAGGGTGTTACTAGCATCCCATAAGCGCAAACCATATGTGGCAGTTGGTGTTGATCTAAACACAGCAGAAAACCACTGACCTGTTAAACCAACAAGCGATGTTGAAAAAGATACAGCGGTCCAATTACCCGGTGTTCCAATCACCTGACAGAAGAATAAATTACCAGGAGTATTTGGTCTTACAAACACCAATGGTGGCTCTGTGGTTGTAACAGGCTTGCTAAAAAATATTGGTGTGTTCCGACTGCTATTTGTTGTCCATGTTCCAGATTCAACAATTACAAGTCTGGAAAATTCAGAATCAAGAGTCACAACATTCTTGTTGTTTACAAAAGTTAGCCCGAATGACATTACTTATACCTCATAACTAAAAGTCTTTGAGGTGTTGTTCCAATAGGTGAACCAGCAGCGCCGCCCGGTGCGCCAAAGTAAACCCTTACATAACCCGGCGGACCCGGATAAATAATAGGTGTATATGTAATAGGTGTACGTTGACCACTAACGTCATATGGTGCTACAGGAAGACACACAGCAGAATACGTAGTAGGGTTAACATCTGGATATCCGGGAACCGCCAAATCAATAAATCTACCTCCACCTGGTGAAGTCTGAACAATTTGTGAATATACAATCCTTACTGTAAATGAATTCTCATCCAGCTGGAGGGCGCCATTGGAGCCCCAAATTCTCATGCCAGAACTCATTCGCTTAGATCTCCAATTTGGACCCGCTTGACGCCTTCATTGTCCCAAAACCGTAATGATCTATTTGTCATCATTGATCTCCCCTGCCCAGGAACAACCCCATTGATTTCAAACGTGCCATCAAAGAACAGCTTCCAACCAGCCTTACCCGGGTCGTAGTTGTTGGATTGGATGTAGTTGCCGATCTTGGCGTTGGTAATCGTGCCGTCCTGGATGAAAGCCGATTTAATGAAAGTCTGCCCACCCTGTACCGCAAAGGGCACAATGCCGGCTTGCCCGATGGCGAATCGGTCGGCGTCGATGATGAACTGCGACTGCAGGCCGCCCGGGCCGTTCTCCAGCCCAAGCCCAATCCCGGCGTACTTGTAGAGGCCGGTGGCAGCTTCGTACTGCAACCGCACAGTCCAATTAGCCGTGACCTTGCCGTCGACGGTTTGAATCGCCGTGGCGTTGGTCTGGATGGCCAATGTGTTTCCGCCAACCGTGGACTGAACTGTATCAATGCGCTGGCCGAGTGCTTGGTCAGCGTCAGATCTGGCGGTTATCTCACTTTGAACAGCAGATGAGTTGTTTTGGCTCTGCGCCTGAACGGTGTCAATCCTCTGGCCGAGTGCCTTGTCGGCATTGGTCCTGGCTGTGATCTCGCTCTGAACTGCTGCCGCGTTGGTAGAGGTTTGAGCATTTACGGTATCAATCCGAGTAGACAGCGCGCCGTCAGCATCGATACGGGCTCTTTGCTCGGAAGCGACCGATGCTGCGTTTTCTGCTGTCTTGACCTCAACAACGTCCGTGCGCTGCCCCTGGACAATATCACCCTCGATGAGGGCCGACTGAGTAGACCACACGCCCACATAGGCCGCCTCCGCCCCCATCAGTGCACTTTCATCGCCCTGGAGCGGCGGATTCACCTGAAGGTAAATACCTTCGACACGCTCTGCCGTCGTAGTCACCTTTCCATCGAGCGTGGTCACCGAGGCCTTGAGCGTGCTCAAACCGCTGGCCGTGGCGTTCACGCCGGTGACCGGGTCGTTAACAGTGGCTTTCACGGCATTGAGCTGGGACGCCTGGGCGGTGATGTCCTTGCCCTGCTGCACGATTATCGCCGAGTTCTGTTGGACCTGTGTTGCCAGTGCGTCAACCGTCTGCGCCACGGTTCCAATATCGATCCAGTAGGTGGCATTGGGCGGTGGGTTTCCAGCTGGTACCGCGCCTTTGGCCTGATATAAGTGCTGATCAAGCCGTACGATCTCGTTGGCCTTGTAGGCCTTGCCTGGATCGTACAGCAGCGAGTCAACCACCTGATCAATCAGGCTCTCCAGCTCCTGCTTGGCGGCCTCGATTCGCCCATTAACCGAACCAGGACCGATACCATCAATGAGGTCGATTCGGTCCTTAAGGTGCTTACCAAGCGCGGTTTCGTCGATCTGCCCCTTGATCTGTTCAAGGATCGGCCCAGCGTCCGAACTGGCCTGGCCCATCACACCATTCACCACCGGGTAGAACAGACCGATGTTGCCGGTGCGGTCCACAAGGCGCGCCCAGAAGTACAATGTTGCGCCCGCCAGCAGCTGCTGCATGCGATAGTCGGCCTGCGGATACGCCAGGTCGGCCAGCTTGGTAGCCGCCGCCAGGTTGTTCGCCGGGCTATACCACAGCTCGGTGCGCTGGGTGTCTTCTGCACCGGGTGGGAAGCCCCACTTGATGCTGATCCCGAACAGTTCGCTGGTGGTGCGCAGGAACGACACCGCCGGCGGCAGGCCGGTTTTGCCTTGCAGGTTGGTGAGGTTCGAACTCTTCCAGACTGAGGATATTTCAAAGGCGCTCACCGAGCGCACGCGGGCCAGGTAGGCGCCCGAGTAGATGCCGGTGACGTCGACGCTGGTCGAACCAGTACGCTGCACTCTGATCCAGTTGCCGCTGTCCTTACGCCACTCCACGTCGTACGCGACGGTGCCGGTGACGGCGGGCCACGAGATGTTCATGGTGCTGATGGCAATGCCTTGATTCACTGCGTAGCTCGACGTCAGCGAGACGCTGGTCGGTGCTGGAACCACGGTGATTGGGATAACGCTGATAGGGCGCTCTTCCAGGCGCGCGCCGGTGTCGATGTGCGCAAACTTGCTCGGGTCGTACTGCACGGCCGAGATCTCAAACACGCCAGGCTCTGGCCGGGCCACGCTCACGACCCGATACAGCGGGATTGCCAAGTCGTCGGCATCCAGCGCCCACACGAGTTCAACTTCGGGCGGCACGGAATAAGCCACGGTCACCGTGACTTTCCGGCCACTCACCAGTTGCACGGTGCGCCCCTCGCACTTGCCGTCGGGCAGGTTGAGGATAAGCCGGTCGCCGGGCTTGGCCTGGGTGTCGCGGTCCAGGGTGATGACCTTGCCGCTCACCGCAGAGATGCGCCCGCCCACTGGCCGGCCAGCGAGCAGTTCGTCTGCGATCGGGATCACGTAGCCTGGCAACGGAATGCGCCCGTCGAGGCCGACCTTGAAGGTAACGGCCCGGTCCTTGGAGTTGGTCAACAGAGCCCACTTCCCGCGGCGCTGAGCCTCGGATTCGCGGGTGCAGCCGATTGCGCTGATCTCGAGCGGATTGTCGCCGTAACGCCGCTGCAGCTTTTGGTCGGTCACCGCCGTGACATCGGTGTCGTAGTTGTTCAGCGGGTTGTCGTAGCTGACCAGCGCGCGAGTATAGCGGGTGCGCTCCGACGCGCTGGAATAGGTGAACTTGCCATCGAGCACGTTTGCGCGGGTGTAAGCGAAGTCGAAGTCCGTGGCTCGCGGCATATCCGACAGAGTGAACACCTGGCCCTGGGCCCAGTAGGTCATCCCTCGGTAGATCGCCGAGATATCGCGCAGCAGCGACCAAGCATCAGCCTTGCTCTGCAGGTTCAAGTTGCAGATAAAGCGCGGCTCCTGGCCGCCCTTCCCGTCCGGCACTAGCTGGTCGCAGTACTGCGAAATCCGGTAGAGCTCCCACTTGTCCACCATCCATGGCTTGATGCGGCGGCCAAGGCCGAAGCGATCGGCCGTCGTGATGTCGTAGGTCATCCAGACAGGGTTGTCAGTCCAGGCCTGCTTGAAGGTGCCGTCCCAAACGCCATTGTAGGAGCGAGACACAGGATCGTAGTGGCTCGGCACCAGTATCTTTTTCAGCTTGGTCTCGACCGTCACGGCCGGGATGCTGCGGAACTGCTCGGCGGAAAACTCGATGTAGAGCAACGCGGTGTTCGGGTAACGGATCTTGGCGTCGATCACCTCTGTGAAGCCGGCAATCTGCATTGTGTCGGAGATTTTGTTGTTGTTCTGATTCGCCGTCAGTCGCGTGATGCGCATCAGCCAACCGGTGGTTGCCTTGGGCAAATCGATTCGGCGGGTGCGCTCGTAAAGGCTGGTGGTCTTTCCCGACACTGCCTCATTCAGAACCTCCCGATATGCGCCGCCATCAGTAGCCAACTCGACCTTGTAGCCGATCGCGTAACCGTTGATGTTGCCGCCAGCGTCCACCGACTGGAGCGCCGGCCAAGCGAAGCGAACGCGCACAGCTGAAAGCTGCGTATTAGTGATCGCACGTACCCATGGGGTGCCGCTGCGCAACTCAGTGCTGATCGTGGTCTCGTTCTCGACCGACGGAATTCCCTGGATATACGACTGATCCACAGCCCCGGTGCGCCACTCCCACTTCACGTTCGGAAAGTTCATGTTGCCCTGGGGGTCTTGCAGCGGCGTGTTGTCGAGGTAGATGTCCTTGGCCGTGGGGGTGCCTTCGAATTCGCCCTCGCCCACCGCGATCAGGATTTTGGCGATGGCTACGGAGCGCAGGCTATCCGGGGCTTCTGTTGGCGTCTTTGGTTTCTCCTCGCCGCCCTTGGCGCCGTGGATGTCGATCCTGCTGTCGTCGCCCATCTTTTCCTCCAGGCAATAAAAAACCGCCTCATGGGCGGCTGCGGTGCTTCGGGTAAATTCTTACATCTGATCTTCGGCGTAGATGGCGGCGCTGATAATCGCACCACCAACCCGCCGCTTGCCGTAGCAGAGCGGCACCGGGTTACCGGATGCAGTGGTGTTCTTCGCGCTACCGAAGGCATAGCCGGGTGTATTCTCGGGCGCGGCGCTGGTTTTGAGGCCTCCGGCCTGGGGGCTGAGCATTTGGATCACGCCGCCGGCGACGAGACCAATGCCAGCACCTATGAGCGGAGTACCGAAAGGCGTTGCAGAGAAAATAACACCCACAACAATCAAGATCGCACCGACGATGGTTTGAAGAATACCGCCGCGCTTGCTGCCTACGACCACGGGCGCAATGCGGATGTCTCCGGCACCGTTGTAGCTCAGCTCCTTCTCCCCGATATTGCGCTTATCGCGAAACACCGCGAACTCAAGGCCGCGCGACTTGGCATTCGAAAGAAACCGCTCGAATCCAGGGATCTGAACGCATAGTGCTTTGATCGCCTCCGCCGGCGATTTCACCGCGAGCCTGAAGGACTTTCCGAACTGCCGAAGTTGCCCATGCAGGCGAATCGTCGTCATGGGTTGGTAGTTGATCACTGGTGCCTGCATCATTTTCTCCGGGCATGAAAAAACCGCCCGGAGGCGGCTCTATGATTTTCGTTTTTCAGTTGTAGTCAACGTAGGGACCAATGTAGAAGCCGGCCATATCGCCGCTGATGCGGTACAGGCTTTCTTTTCCGGCCTGCACCGTGGCTGCGATGGTGCGAATTGCAGCGCCTGCGCACAGACCTGATCCGGCGAGCCCGGCGCCGATATTTGGGGAGCCTGGCGGAAGATAGAAGGTCGCCCGCTGTCCAGTACCAATTTTCGCGGCCTTGCGCCCATCTACATAGACGACGATGTCGCAGCCCGATCCGACGGCGCCGGAGTCGCGCACAACCGTAATTTTCCCACTTTCGCCAGATGGCTTGGACTGGAAGGCATAAACTTCATCCGCTGGCACCGGCTTTGCGTCTCGCACTGAAATCGCCGTGGAGGCGCATCCCGCGACCATCGCCACCGCTGCCGCCGCTATCAAAATTCGCATGTCGCTCCCTCTTTGATTTATTTAAAGCTTGTGGGGATAGTCGGTACTTCCACGACCTTGCCGTCCACCAGGCGGAAAGAGATCACTCGGCTTGCGCCGGTCATGCCGTTCGCGTGGCTCCAGATCCACATTTGCCCGTCGGTGCGAGAAACCACCGAGTACGGCGGCCCCATGATTTGGGTTACCTGCTCCTCAGTCATGCCGACCTGAACCTTCCTGGCGTCATCATACGAAAAGCTGGTGCCTGCACAGCCTGAAAGAGCCAGCACCAGACATGCGGCAACCGCGAATCCGACAATCCTCATGATCAATCCTCGTCCTGAAAGTCGGGACTGTATCACCGAGCATCACGATGTCGAAGAATCAAGCGAGTTCGATCGTGCCACGGGCCGCCGTAGACAATGATCTCGGACGGCCTGCCGTACAGGTGGTGCAGCAAAAACGGGCCTGGGCCGAAAACGCCTGAATCCTCCCCGGGCAGCGACGGATCGGTGTCGAGGTAAATGCCAGCGTGGTTCGGGTGAACTGTCCGGCCAACCTGCATAACGATCATGTCACCGCGCTGCGGTCGGTCGACGCGCACAAACCCGGCCGCCTCGTAGTGCTGCTCATACAGGCTGGCGTTCTCCGCGCTCTCCCACCAGCCATCAGTGCGCTGGAAGGCTTCGAATTCAAGACCCCATTCCCGCTGATACCAATCTGCACAGACCTGCCAGCAGTCCCAGGCGCCGTGTACGAACGGGCGCCTGAGCAGCGGCGTGCTGCCGGTTGGTGTGATCGTGCGAAGGTCGCCCTCGGGCCACGACAGAATGTGCCAGGGCAAAGCGGTGGCCTCGCACATCGCCAAGTCGTGCGGTGACGGCCTGCTTGTGGCGTCTGGGTGCGAGTGAACGATACCGATCACCTCGCCCAGGTCTTCCGCAGCGGCATAGTCCTCGGGATCAAGTCGGAACTCTTCGTTCGGCTCCGTGGCGATGTTCCGGCACGGAAAGTACCTCTGTGCCCGCCCGACGGCCAACAGCAGACCGCAGCACTCGCGCGGATAATCCGCCGCCGCATGCGCCTGGATGGCCACAATGATGTGCTTTCGCATAATCAGCTCCGGGCAATCAAGGACACGGCGGGGAATCCGCCAAAGGAGAGTTCGTTGTTCTCGCCGAAGCGCAACTTGCAGGACGACAGGCAGCCCTTGCACTGATCCTTGGCCGGATCATCCGTGGGGTTGTCCTCGTCGTCGAACATGGCCGCGCCGGTGTAGCCGCAGTCAGGCCCACGGTAACCATTGGACATGGCCCAGTGGCAGAACGTCGTCATCTGGCGCCCCGGAAGTCCATGGTTGTCGATCTCCCCAGGAGACGACAGCTCCCAGACCACCGCCTCGCCGTCCTCGCTGGTTTTCTGGTCGATGTACCAGATCTCCAGCGCTTCCTGTGTCGGGTCAGCAGTAGGGTTGCCTTCGGGGAAGTTGGCTGCGTCCAGGTACTTGGCCAGGGTCTCGCGGACCGTCAACTTGAATTTCAGCATGTCCTCGAAGGCCAGGCACAGCGCCGTCACGCGACCGTTGACGTTGCCAGCGGCGAATGTCGGCCGGGTGGCCGTGCCGTCGCTACTTGAGCCAATGCCTTCTATCTGCACTGGCCAGGCCGCGTACTCGGCACCCTGCCACCAAATCGACTTAGCCGGCAGATCGGCTTCCGATCCCTCGTATGCCAATAGTTCGTCCGGTGTATGCGGGATGGCGTGACCGTGAAAGCGAAGGTAATCGGCGCCGTACTCGGTCCCGTCAATTTCGAATAGGCGAATTTCGCCGCCGGGCTCCAGTTTCTGGATGTCAGTGATCAGTGCCATGGGCCGTTATCTCAGGGGTGAAAGGTTTGCTGGAAGGTGGCGGTGATGGCGTAGACCTGGCCGCCACGGTGAACAGGCTTGTAGCCGTTGCACTTGTAGAGCCCAAGCACGCCGAGTGGTGGCGTCCAGAGAAACGCCTTTGCCCCTTTGTGCTTGTCGAGGAACTTCCTGATCTCCAGGATTCGTGCGGCCATACCGGTAAACGTCACCGGCCAGGATTCCGACTGATTGTTCAGTCCGTCCTCGACCGACTGCTCATAGCCATCGCCGAACTTTTTGCTCCGGACGCGCTGGGTAATCTCCCCTTCCGCGCCCTTCTCCGTTGCCCATGTAAATCGTTCGATTGCCATCAGCGCCCCTTGATTGCTTTGTTGATGACGCCACCCTGACCCATGTCCTTGTTGCGCATCTGCTGGTACTTCTGCTCCACAAAAGCCGCCAGCTCCTTGCCGAACAGGTCGTAGCCAGGCGCGTCGGCGGAGGATGATGCGTTGCCGTCTCCGTCGATATGCACCTCAACGTTGATCTGCGTTGCACCCGCCCCGCCGCCGCCCATCGCCATAACACCCAGCTTGCCGCTGGATGTGCGAGTCAGTGGCATGATCGCCTCTGCTCCAGCCTCCCCCATAACGCCGGTTTTGCCGTTGGCCATGCCGAAAGCTGTGGGTTTGCTGACGACCGAGTTGGTGAAAGCGCCGCCGTCGGCGAACATCTGCACACCGCCCGACCAGGCGCCGCCCAATGCTTGAGGGAAGTACGAGCCCGAGTAGCCGCCCGCTGATGCGCCAAGATTTGACGATGCAGCACCGGCAGACCCAGCGGCCAGCCCATTGCCGCCGCCGGCGCTTCCACCGAAGTAGCTCGCCGCTGCGCCAACCAAACTGCCAAGCAACGCTGAACTCGCCTGACGGGTCGCGATACGCGCCATATCCGCCAAAATCGATTTCGTGAAGTCCGCAAAGGAAAGCTTCCCAGTCGTGGCGAAGTTGACAACGGCATCTTCCATGGAGCTAAAGGCATTGCCGAACAGGCTTTTTGTCTGCCCGGCGACGTTGCGAGCCGAATCCAAGTAGTTGTCCCAAGCAGCTGTCGCGCCTTTAGTCCAATCGCCTTGGGCGTTCTCCACATCCGCGTAGTTCTGACGGATCTGGTCAGTGGCGGCCTTGTTCGCGTCTGCGAGCGCCTGCGACTTACGTTTGAACTCCTCCTCCGACATATTCCGCGATGGGTCGGACTTCTGGTTGGCCAGCTCCAGCGACTGCTGAGCAAACCGGTCTTGCTGGCTGTTCAGCTCTCCGCTGAGTGCGTTCTGGCGGTCACCCTGGCCTACGCCAATCACGGCGCGCTGCCCGGCAAGCTCCAAGGCTCGTTGTTGCTGCCCTAGTGCCTGAACGTAGGTGCTGATCGCGCGCTCTTGCTTCGCCAGGCGCCCGGTCTCGTTGGTCGCCAACACTTCAAGCTGGCTATCAGCGTCTTTCTGCGCCTTGACCATTCCCGCTCGCGCGTCAGCGATCTTCTGGTCGAGCTGGATGGTCTGCGCGGCCGACGTGGTCTTCTTGCCTTTGGCGGCCTCAAGCGCTGCAATCTCTGCCTCGTAGGCCGCCTTGGTTTGGTCGAGCTGATTGCCGATCAACGCCTGGCGCCGCAGCAGATAGTCTTCCTCGGACAGCAAGCCAGCCTTTTGAGCCGCATCCAGTTCCTTCTGGTAATTTTTGTAGGTGTCGGTGATCGCCGCCAGTTCGTTCTTGGCGTCGTTGAAGCTGCTTAGGTCGACTTGCGTTCCGGCAGCCTTTGGATCCTTGAACTTGTCGTTGATGTTGGCGATGTTTTTGTCGACAGTCGCCTGCGCAAGGCGAGGATCGTTCGGAGCTACCTTGCGGATATCGTCGAGTTGCTTTTTGTAGTCCTTGAGTGCATCTGCCCGCTTCTGCTCATTCGTCCACGAGGACTTGGTGAGCGCGTCAACCTTTTGCATCGAGGTGATTGCAGACTGCTGAGCCTTCGCGCGCTCGCCTTCCTGCTTGGCAATGTCAGCTTCGGCATCGCGCTGGTCTTCCAGCATATTCAGGTGGTTGGTATAGAGTTCAACCATTTCCTTCTGGTTTTGGAAAATTCCGGTATTACCAGCCTGGGCTTCTGCAAGGTATTGGCGCGCCAAGTCAATATCAGCACCAATATCTGGTCGACCAACATTCTTTAGGTAGTCCGCCGCCTTGGCGACAGCGTTGTAACCTTTCTCCCAGAAACTCAGGTTTTCCAGAATCTTCGGCGTGCGCTCGTTGATTGCGTCGGCGTAGGACTCGGTCGCAAGCTTTACGGCTCCGGCGTGATCGCGCTGCTCTTCCAGCGCGGCGATCTGCGAGAACACCGAAGCCGTAAGATAGTGATACTGCTCATTCAGGGCAGCGGAAGCCTTAACCGGGTCGTCGGCAAGCTTCACGAACTCGGCGACCGTCTCGCTGACGGCTTTACCGGTCGCTTCCTGCATCGAAACGGCGGCCTGGGTGATGCCAGCAAAACTCTCGCCGGCGATCTTGCCGTTATCCGCCAGCAACGCCAGGACAGATGCGGCCTGGCCGGTTGTTCCTACTGTTGCGCTGACCTGGCGCGCCATATCGCCCAACTGACCAGCACTTAAGCCCGCATAGTTGCCGGTCAGGATGAGCGACTTGTTGTAGCTGTCTTGCTCTTCGCTGCCTTTGTGGTAAGCGTATGCCAGGCCGCCCACAGCTGCGGTAGCCAAGGCCAGCGGCGCCAGGATGGCGAGTAGGCCGGCAGCGCCGGCACCAGCACCTGCGCCCAACTGAGCCACGGCGCGAACACCACTCCCCCAGTCACCCGACGACAGCGCATTACCCAGCTGTACGACGTTTTCCTGGGCCTGGCGGGTGCCGAGGCGCAGCTTGTCGAACCCGGTGGTGGTCTTTTCGAGCTTCCCGTAATCCTTGTCAATTTTGCTCAGGGCGCTGTTGTACTGATCTTGGCTAATGCGCCCTTCGTCCAAGTGCTTGCCGAGCTGTTCGACCTGAGTGTCCAGCTTTGCCAATGCGGCCCGGGCCGGGTCGATGGCACCCAGCAGGCTGTTCAGGGCCTTCTGTTCATCCATCGCTGACTTGGCCAAGGCGATTTGCTGCTTATCGAGCTGCGCCGAGATCTTCGCCGCCTCGGCCTCGCCATAGGCGCCGGTCTTGGTCAGCTTGGTGAGCGCATCACGCTGCTTTGCCAGGTCCTGCGTAGTCTTGGCGCTGGTGGAAAGTGATTTCTCCAGCGCCTGCATTTCATTCATCAGGCTGACGGCGGATTGCTCGGCCCGGCCGCCGGCCTTCGCCATCTCATCCAGGCTCGTTTTCGCCTGGATTGCGTCGGCCGAGTCGATCTTGACGCCGAGTTCTGCAATGTTCATCGACTCACCTTGAATAAGTGCCCGTGCTCACGGGCTGTTTTCCCTTTCCTCCGCCATGACGCGCAGGGCTTCGCCTTCCAGCACCTGAAGGTCAGGGAAGATTTCAGCGAGTTTCTTTTTCTTGATTCCGAGGAACCCGGCCACGTCGCGGATGCAGTTGTAATCGAGGCCGATCGCGCCGCCGGCGCCCGCCCGCCACTGAGTCGACATCCTGTTGAACAGGTAGAACGCCGGCCAGTTGCAGGGCCAGACCTCGGTTACCTCTTCGAGGTCGCCCGGGGCAAGCCCGAACAAGCCCATCAATTCAGCCGGTGCCGCCGGCGCGTAGAGTGCGCGAGCGGCGTCCGTCAGTTTCCCAAGCGGGCCTGATTGAATGCGCTCTGATAGGCATTCACGACCGCCTCAGCGGCGCCCTGGCAGGACGTCACCAACGCCCGAATGCTCTTGTCGTCGAACTTATCATCGAACCCCCAGCCGACCACCAAGTCCTTGATCTGCTGCGACTGCTGCTCAGTGTCAGCAGCAACGATTTCGGAAAGCGTTGGGCTTTCGCCCAGGGCGGTCCGAGCTTCATCGCGCTTCAGGTTCCACTCATCAAACAGAGCGGCAAGCCCCGGGCGATCCCGATACTTAAAGGTGAACTCGATTTTCTCGGGCTCCCCCCCAACGATAGGGATCGACACAAAGGCCTTGAACGTCGGGTTTTGGGCGATTCTGATCTTTGCCATGGGTTACGCCACCGCAGTCAGGTAACGGGTCGGTTCGCCCTGCAGCGCCAGGTTGACGGTGCGGGTCAGCAAGTTGCTTCGGGACACAGTCGGCTGGTTGGAGAAGGAGGTGAAGGCGCCGTAGAACAGCGTGTCGTTCCCCGGCAGGTTCAGGCGCGCAGCCTGAATGGTCTGGCTGGCATCCGCTGCACGCAGGATGGCGTTGAACGCCTGGCCCGGGTCATCCGCAATGGTCAGCGCCAAGCTGGCCGCCGCCTTGTCAGTCGGCATCTGGCGGCCCTGTTTGTCTTCCAGAAACACCACATCCAGGTAGTTCTGGGTGCCGCCGGCGAAAGCCACGTCAGTGATTTGCGGAATCTGCACCCAGGTCAGCACCTTCTTCAGCGAGCCGATGCTGGAGCCGGCCGGGTAGACCTGCACGTCGGTGGTATCGATGCCTTCGAGGGTGATGGCGGTGGCAGTGGCCGCCTTCACGCGTACAACCCGGTTGCCCAGGCGAGTCCAGCCGGATGTGACGATCACGATGTCGCCAGCCGACAGTGTGCCGCCAGTCACAGTGGCCACGGCCTCAGCCGCGTTGCTCAGTGCCGAAAACGGAATGTCCGGGCCATAGGTGGCACCGTGCTGGAAGGTGCCGCCGTCCGGAATTTTGTAGCCCATGGGTATTTCCTCTTTGCAGATATGAAAAAACCCGCTCAATGGCGGGTTCGTGGGTTTGCCCAGTGGGCGGGATCAGTTCGTGTCGGCTCGGTACAAGAACGAGACCGGAACGGTGTAGGTGGAATCGCCGGTGATGCCGGGGCCTGGGTCGACCGGCGACATGGTCACCACGGTGACCGATCCCTTCGTCTCCCTGGCGTATAGCGGGAACAGATCGGTCAGTTCAGCCGCTATAGGGTTCGTCTTGGTCTTACCGGTGCCCGCCGGCGCGATGATGCTGACTTGGAACACGCCTGTGAACAGCCTGTGATCACCGCCAAGCGTGTTGTTCGCGGTGTCGCCCGGTATAGTGAAGGCTCGCAGGTAGGTCTCGCCCGCCGTCGGCGTGTAGGCCGTGTTCTCGAAAACAATTTTCAGCTTCTCCGACCTGGCAGCGTTCCAGGCGATGAGCTTGGCCTCGTAGATTGAAGCGATGATTGCGTGTGACATCAGGTCACCTCGTAGACAAGCGAAGGCGATACGCCACGCAAGCTTTGCTCACGACCGCAGAGGGCACACTGGTGCAGGTACTGCGCAGGAAGCGACAGCATTACCGGGGCGTTTTCGACTTGCACCAGCCTTCCGCCGCAATCGCAAAGCGTGTAGCGCGTCACCGGGCGAGCCGGCACGTCTTCGAACTTCATACCTGGTTGCTCCTGATGGCCTCCAGCACGATCTGCTGAAAGCGAGCCACGGTTACCCGGACCATGCCGCCGGGGGCCTGGGTGGAATGGCCGAACTCCAGCGGAATCGCGTAGGGCAAGTTGTTTACGATGAAAGCCGTTTCGCCGGCCTTGAACTCAATGGCGCCCGCCACAAGCCGCGCAGTCGCCTCAGCCCCTGTCGGGTCCGGGTGAATGCGGAAGCTGTTGTCGACAGAGCCAATCGAGAAATTCCAGTTCGCCCGAAAGCGGCCGCCGACATAGTCCTGACCGGCGACCAGGCCATTCACGTTGAAATTCTGGTCGCGCTCAGTCTTCGTCAGCGGCTTGGCGTATTTCACGCCGCGCTTGAGGTTGCCTGCCTTCGTGAAGTTCGACTCGTTCAGGTTGATGAGCGTGTTGCGGACAGCGACTTTGAAGTCGTAGTCATCGGCAGCGCGGGAATTGGCATCGCGATGAGCGACGTTGGCAGCCCATATTTCAGGGTTACCCACCGGCGACATGCGGATGATGCTGCTGCCAATCTCGATGATGATTTCTCGCAGGCTCGCGTCGATGGCTTCGCTGGCCTGGGCGGCGAACTCGGCAAGGCTCAGGGCGAAGCTGCCGGATTGGGTCGCCATGTCACTTCCTCAACTGAGCTGTCCACGTTGCATCAGCGGGGTCCGCAGACACGTTCATCACCCGCAATCCATTGACGATATCGCCAATGGCCGGGGCAGCCGGTACCTCCGTCGGAACGCCGGCCTCCGACACGAAAAGCTCGTTTTGCAGCACCAGCAGCTTCTTGTCGCTGGTCTGGATGAGCGAACCGTCTATTTCTTTGGACAAGTAGCTGCCCATAACGCCGCGCCCCGAGTACGTCACGGTGGTCTCCGGCGTTTCGCCGCCCAGATCGGGGTCATACTCGCCAGCGACCTTGCGCACGCCTGTCACCGGTTTGACCGCATCGGCCAGGCCATCGGGATCGTCAAACGCCTCGGCCAGATCGGCCTGAATTTCTTCGCGCATGCCCATGATCAGATCCTTTTCAGCATCATCACGCCGGAGCGCTTGATCCACGGCTCCAGCAAGGCCAGGGCGAAGTTCACGCCCGCCGACTGATCGGTAGAGCCCGCCACGTAGGTCTTGCTCACCGATGTGCCGGACTGAGCCGAGACCGTCTTGCTCTGCACTTCCTTCTGCGTGGCCGTGTACAACTTGCCCGCCGCCGCCTCTTTGGCAACCTGGGCGCCGGCTGTTTTGATCTCGGCCGGGACCGGATCGGGAACAGCCCGTTTAATCTTGGCTGTGAGCCAGGCATTGGCCATGGTCACAGCAAGGACCTGATCACCGGTGCCGGCCCAACCAGGACCCAGCGAGGCATCAACATCGGCAACGGTGATGAAGTCGGTCATGTGTTTGTCCTTATTCCGCCGGCACCAAGGCCTGCAAGTCTTCTTTCTTGGCAGACGGGTCGAAGGTAATGCCCTTCCCGGTCAGCCATTCTTTCAGCTCGGGGACCTTCATTTTCAGAGGGTCGGTTTCCGGGGCTTCCTGCTCTTTGCCGTCAGAAACCTTGATGCCGGCCGCCTCGTAAGCATCGAAGATATCCGGTGCATCACCATCAACGACCACCTCGGTCGCGGAGCCGATGACGCCGAAAAACTCGCTCAGCAGGCGGTAGCACACACCGCGCTGTTTGCCCGGCTTGTCCGTGTAGATCACTTTCATGAGTCACCTCAAAAGCATCCCGGCGCCATACGGGCGCCAGGCTGTGTGGGCCGAATTACGGCGTGGTGGTACCGCTGATCACAGCGGCGAACGGGACCTGCTTGCGGCTGAACACACGCTGCCAGTTCGCAGCGGCTGCGTACTGGGTCGCGGTTGGGCTGAGGTTCTGAGCCTCGGAACCCTTCCAGCTGAAACCCGCGGGCTGAAGGATGTAGGTCTTCCGCTCCCACAGCACCTCGGCACCACCGCCGTTACCGCCGCCTGGCTTACGCTCCAGCTCTACCGGCACCTTGGGAGTTCCTTCGCCGTAGCCGAAAGCGCCTTGGCCGAAGAACACGGACAGGTACTTGCCAGCGCCATACACCAGGGCGTCGTCCATGAAGACTGGCTTGCCGAGGTAGGTGGCCAGGATGATCTTGCCGTCGGAGTCGCGCAGGTACTCGATGAGGTCCTGCTTAACCATCTGGTTCATCACCACCGAGTGCACGCCGATCGCGCCGAACTGGTCAGCGGCATCGCCGGCGGTGAACGCAGCATCCTGGAAGGCATTCGCACTGATTGTCGCGCCCGCGTCGATGACCATGTCACCGCCGTTGTTCGCGATGTTCGAGGCGATGATGCCGCGAGCCGCGCCCAGGGTGTAACGCTGCCACTGGCGGGTCCAGTAGGTGCCGAAGCGGTTCCGGATTTGCTGCTGAGGCTCAGTGTTGGCCAGCTCAGCAGTCAGGTCGGTTACGCCGTAGCCTTTGTTGAGGTACAGGACGCGGGCACGCATGCTGTCCTGGGTGACTTTGCCAACTTCGCCCTGGTCGTTCGGGTCATCGTTGCTGATGTTTGGCGCCTCATCAGCGTTGAGATCTTGCCAGTAGCTGATCTCGGCGGTGCCCTGGCTGCCGGAGGCGATCGCGTCAAGCACAGGAGAGCGGGTCACAATGCCCGACTCATACACAGCGGTCTTTTCCGGGCTGTTAACCGGCGCCAGCGAGGCGTAGTAGTCGCCGACGTAAATGTCGGTCAGTTGGGTAGTTGCCATGGATTAGGTTCCTTTGGTGGCCTGGATTTTCTTGAAGAGCTCGGGGTTGTCACGGGCGATCGCAGCGCGCTCGGTTTCCGTGTACTCGCCCCACTTTTTCGTGGCCTTGCCACCGTTGTCGCCGGTCTGCCCGGCACCCTGAGCCCTTGGCCACAGGTGTGTTGCTGTTTCACGCAGCGACTCCGCCCATTCGAGCGGCGACAGCGGGGTTTTCCCGTCCTTCCCGTAAACGACCTCGCCGTCACGGTCGGTGGCAATCGCCTCGCCGTCTTCACTGAGTTTGAAAGTGCCCCGGGCGCGCAGGATGATGTCCTCGGCCGCCTCGGGGAGCGCGCCGGCCTTGATGGCAGCGGCGCGGATTGAATCAGCCAGCACCTTGTCGCTGTACTTGGCAGCAAATTGCTCGGCCTTGTCGGCACGAGCCTTCTCGGTCGCCAGCTTGGTGTCGTAGTCGGTGCGCAGGCGCTCGGTACGGCGAGTGATCACCTCGTCCAGCTTGCCTTCGGCGATGAGCTTGGTTTCTTCATCCTGGCCAACCTTGGTCAGCAAGCCCTTCACGGCCGCGATGTCCAGGCCTTCGAACTGGGTCTTGAAGCCATCCAGTTCAGTTTTGGTGGTCCGGAGCGAGCCAAGCAGCTCGGTGTTTTTGTTCTTGAGGCCCACGGTCGCCGCCTCTACAGCTGCAGCAATGGCGGTCTGAACTGCCGGGTCTTCAAGATCAATCTGGTTTTCGTCTGCCACTTGGTACACCCCTTGGGTTTGGTCGGCCCGCTTTGCAGGCATAAAAAAACCCCGGCATGGCCGAGGCTTGGAATTTTGCTAATGTTCGGTACGTGCTGATCACACAATGATAGGAGGCGGTTATGAGCGAAGAACGGTATTCAATGTCGCAGGATGAATTCGTCAGAAGCTTCATCAACGGATGGGTCGTCGATGCCCGAGACGGCGGACTTATAGTCGGGCGTACTCACGAAGAAGGTCACATCCTCATGTTCCAGGGTACCGACGTTCTCGGAGAATTTGAGCATATGGGCTTTGTAGAAGGCGGCGAGTACATCATGAGTACTGACGCGACGGCGCATCATTACAGCCGACTCGAAGAAATCAATAACGACAAGTCGCCATGCGACGCAGAGATTTCCGTGACCACCAACAGCCAACTGATCAACACTAGGGCGGAGCCGCACGATAAGTTTTTGATCATCCACAAACAGTTCATCATCAACAAAAGTGCCACAAAGAGGCACTTTGATGAACTGGAAAGACTAAACAGGCCTCATCGATATCATCGCGGCAGAATCCTTGATGACGATGTAATTGCCGCCATTACTGAGCCTGGGTTCGTACGATACTGAGGCCGCGCATCACCAAGTAATCGGCGAACTGCGTCCTGCTCGGCGCGTATGGCGGAGGACGCATGCGCAGCCCAGGCGTATCGCGATTGAGGCGCGTGCGCCGTCCATTCGGCTCAGTGCAGTGGGTCGGTTCCTCGATCTGGAATCCCTGCTCGGCGGCATACAGCTCGACCGCCAGCCGTACCTGTCCCCACTCAAGCTCAAAGGGCACGAACGTCTCGGACAACGTCTGGTATTCGATCTTGCAGTCACGCCGGGGCCAAGCCATTGCCTGCTCAGGATTGGCCTTGCGACCCTTCCATTGGCGACCGTTGATGTCGGCCGCAGCGCGCAGCAGCAGTTCGACCTGGTCAGCCTCAGCCAGAGGTATCCGGAACCCGTAGTAGTCACGGTAGAAGGTCAGCTTCTCCAGCGGCACGAAGCTATTCGCGTCTGGTCTGCCCTTCCCGTCCTCAACGATGATCTGCATGTGCTATCTCAACCTGGTTGAGCGCCGAGTGTAACGCCTGCTCGGATGAACATGTCAGGTTCGGCTTCCTTCAGCTGCGCCAGGGTCAGCGGCTTGAACGACTTGTCGAGCTGCAGCTTAGCGAACTTCTCCGGCGTCAGCCCTCCATCGCGGAACAACTTGCCTCGGACTGGCCCGAGGGCATGATCCTGGAAGCTCGCCGGTTGCGTTGCCAGCCACTCGTAATAATTCAGGCCTGCATCGACCTGGGCCCCGCCGTTATCGCCTACCGAGGCGCGCGTGGCGTCCTTCGCGAACATCTCCGAAAGCCTGGTGGTCGGCACCGTAGTTGACCGGCAGTTGATGTGCGCCGGCGGCAGCGGACCTTTGCCCAAGTCAAAACGCATCCCGTCCAGGCCCTTGCATTGCTGCGAGGTCTTGCGGTCGAGCGTCGACACCCAGCGGTAGCCCAGCACCACGTCGCTGTTGGCCTTCAACGTCTCCATTCGCGCCGTCGTGGCCACATGCTGGATTGCGGTCTGCACCACGGCGGCAGCATTGCGATTGCTCACCGCCAGGACGCCGTCCGTGAAGTTCTGCGCCGCGGTGCCGCGAATCGCCTGGATTATCTGGGCATTGGTCTGGCCCTGGCCGAATCCGAGCCGGATGGTGTTCGTCACGCGCATCGTCTCGGTCCGCGTCCAGCCGCTGACGAAGCTCTTCAGAAGCTTGCCGCCGTCGATGCCCTTCACCTGAAGCGGATAGGAGAACACCGCCGCGCGGATCACCGTGTTGGTCGGCACCACCGCGTCGATGGAGAGTGCATTGCTCAGGCTTTTGGCCTCAAAGCTCGACTCATACAGCGCGATGTCGACCAGATCGGCCTGCACCAGGTCGCCGTAGGCCTTGTAGATATCCAGCAACTTGCCGTCCACCCGGGCCAGGAACTGCTCAAGGCGGTCCCGGCTGTAGGTAGTCAGCTCCTTGCGGGTGAGTTGATCCCGCACCAGCTTGTCGATCTGGCGCAGGTACTTTTCGAACTTCTTGACCTCGCCGGCCTTAAGCCGCTCCAGCATTACCGAGTGGCGGGTCGTTTGCTCCAGCAGTTGGCTGTCCGCCTGCGCCAGGCTTGTCGTTGGCATCGTCGTTGTCCAGGTTGATGCCGGCCGACTCGCGCTCATCGCTGATCAGGTCGGCCTCTTCTTCGTATGGGCGGTCCGGCAGCTTGCCGGTGGTGAGGTACTGCCAGTAGGTGTCGGCGCTGAGGGTGCCGGCCATCACGCCCTTGAGCAGTTCGGCGAGCACCTGGGCATCAACCACGGGGGTGACGAACTCGGGGTTCACCTTGAACTTGACCTGCTTGGGATCGTAGCCCTTCCACTCGGCGGCGTATCGCAGGCCCTGCTCCACCGCCTCGGCCACCGTGATGACGATGCTGTGCAGTGTGGCGTGCTGGTCGTTCTGACGCGTCTTGCGCGCCTCACCCGACTCTGTGCCGGCTACATCCATGACCTTGGCACCGGCCTCAAGCGCCGCGTTCTTCTGGTCATCCATGGCTTTGCGGTTGGCTTCAATGCCGGTGCCCTTGAATTCAAGGTATTCAGCCTTTCCGTTCGGCCCAAGATCCCAGGCAGCGGATGGACCGGTTACGCTCAACTCCACCGCCTCATCCAAACCCGACACCCACGGCTGCGGATGACTGGTCTGATGCAGAGAACTGAAGTAGTCAGCGCTGATCTGGTAGGACTTCAATGCGGCGCGAGCCATGGTCAGCAGCGGCACCTCGTCGACGTCTGGCGAGTTGTCGGTCGAGCCGCAGTAGATCACCGGCAAGTACGACAGGCCTTTAACCAGGCGGTTGTCAGTTCCTGTTGTGCCCAGCGGCCTTTCGTCCTCGACCAGCTCACCGCCTTCATTCCGCACAGCGGTATAGCAGACCTCGTTGAGCATGAAGAACTCACGGAAAACGGTGTCGCAGTCATGGCTGTAGCGATCGCCGCCCTTCTTGCGGAACTCGCGGAACACCGATAGGACCAGGTCCTGCCGACCGCCTTGATCAGCAGTGTCCCAGTTGATTGCGTTGCGTGTGGCGTACGTCGAGAAGTACGGCTCGCTGCTTTCATCGATGTTCACCACCAGCGGCACTCGGCCGTGAGAGATCGCCTGGCGCACCATGCGGAAGAAAAGCTGCTTCAAGCCGAAACCGTCCGCCGTTGCGTTGTCTTCAAGCCCCCTCAGGCCGCCGGGCAGTTCTATCTCCGGGATCAGCCGAGAGACCAGGCCCATCATTGAGCGCAGTGAGTCCCGCACCCAGTGCTCATACTGAGCGCGAGCCGTGTAGTTCTCGTAGAGGTACTTGTTGCCCGCGCCATCCAGCTTTTCAGCCTCAACCATACCGCTCGGCTTGGGCAGATTGCGCTCGTTGCGCTTTACGGCGCACTCACCCTCGAGCGCGTCGTCCATCATCTCCCACTCAGCGATGTGCGCGTCGTAGTCGGGGTTTGTCGATTGCACTGGCATCAGGCCAAGCCTCCAATTCGGCGTGTTCCGCCTGTGCGTTTGCGCCGGCCCATCGAGACGGCGAAGTAGCGGAAGGCGTCCGCGCCGTGCGATGACCAGTCGTGAAGTGGTTTGTCTTTCCAGCAGCCCCGCTTGTCGTCCCACTCCTTTCGGTAGTTCTCCAGGCAGGAAATACCCAGTTCGCACTTGGACTCATCGAAGGCACAGGCCGGAAGGATCTCCCGAACCTGCTCAATGCCCTCGTCGATGCCGAGCTTTGGAACAACGCTGAACTTGAGGCTGTATTTTTGCCCGTCGATCTCATAACCCTCCCGAGCCAGTTCTCGCCGAGTCTTGCCGTCGCTACCGAATTCGCGGTTGTCGATGTCGTGCGGGCCCCAATGATCGCCATACGTGTATTTGCGATCCTTGAGCACCTTCATGTAGTGCCGCAGGCCTTCGCCGCTGTTCTCGTAGAAGTCGATGATGTGGTACTCCTCGCCAACGATCCGAACGAACCAGATGGCCGTGGAGTCGCCGACGCCGATATCCCATATCGTGTGCACCGGCAGATGACTGTTGTCCGGTATCGGGCCGATCCTCTGTGCGCCATACAGCTTGGTGAACTGCTTGGCGTAGTAGGCGCCCTCGATCGACTGCTGGAAGGCTTCCGCCGGCAGTGACGGGTATTCCCGCTTCATGTCATCGCCGAGAGTCTTCTCCTTGGCGGCGTACCAGGCTCGCTGGCCTGGGTTTGTGTCAATGCCGTGCTTCGCGAACAGCTCGTTGAAGTAGTCGGTCAGGCGCTGCGGGATGACAACGTCAGTCGGGTCAAGCCAGTAGGCCTTGTTGTTCCACCAACTGAAGAAAAAGAACTTCCAGTCGAGCAGGCCCAGCGGGACACCAGCGAGTTGCTGGCGCTCTGCTGACTGACTGTAATCAAAGAAGTACCCGGCCCGGCCCTCTGCCGTCGACTCGATGGTGACGAAACACTCAGCTGCTACTGCCTCGAAAGCACCGGTGACAATCTCCCGTGCCTTGTGCGGGAACTTGGCGCAGATCTTCCCGAACTCAGATACGTGCAGGTAGCGCAGCGTCCCGCCCCGGAACGAGGTAGAGACGTAAAGCGAGCCGCCCTTACTGAAAACCAATTCACCGGCAGCGTCGTTTCTCGCCGGGTTGGCAGCGCGCAGCTCCTTCGGCAAGTTGTCGTAGGCGTACTTGACCTTTTCACGAAACAGGCGCTTCGCGTCATTCAAGGTGTGAGCGATCAAGGCGCACTTGGCAGCCTCGAACAACGCTGCATCCAACTGGACGATGCACACCAGCGTCGTAAAGCCCAGCTGGCGAGCTTTCAGGATGATGTTCCGGGTATGCATCCCCTGGAAGTAATCGATCTGCTCCTGCGTCATGCGGAAGCGAACCTTCTTGCCCTGCTTGTCGGTGATGAAGTAGAGGTTATTCAGTCGCCAGAACCGATCCCGAAGCAGCTTCATGTGCTCGGGCTTCATGTCAGGCGTCCTGTGTTAATTCATCCATCATCTTCGAGATCTCGTCGGCGTCGTCCGTCTTCTCCTTCTCGTCCAGGCTGAATGCCTGACGCTCCAGAACTTGCAGGTTCTTCATTGCAGAGGAAAGCTGGAGCAGGGTTTTGGAATTGCTGGGTAGCGCGACAGCAGCGAGCATCGAAGCCCGGCGCATCCCGTTATTGTCCTCGTCAGTCTCGTCGATGATCGCGTCTTCGATCTCTTCGCGGCGCTGGATGGTATTGAGCAGGTCATCCATCAGCAGGTTCGCAAGGTTCGTGGCCTTGCGAATGTCTCGGCGATGGCTGCGAACCACCCGGGCCCCTTCTTCTGCGGCCTCTTCGATGATCTCGGCATCAAGTTCGCAGTTCGCGCCTTGGTCGTTGCGAACCTCTCCGCGAACCAGCTTGCTGCGAACCTCTTTGCGCACCTGGTCAGAAAGGTCTCTCGCCCATCCTTGAACTTTGGCTTTCTTCCGGATTGCCGTGTCGCTCACGCCTTGGCGCTCTGCGATAGTCCTGATGGAAAGCGAACCAGCCCGGTAGGCACGTTCGATCGCCTCCCAGTCGGGTTGCTTGATTGTCATCGCTTTCTCTATCTATTTTTTAAATTCGGGACATCACGTACTTGAATTGATCTCAGATAGAAATCAACAATCAGCTCGACGCCGACAAACTAGTGACGCCAAGTGTTTGTCAGGTTATTGATTCATAAATCATTGAGAGAAAAACCATGATTCCAGAAGTCGGTATTTTTAGCTTTTTGATCGCAGCCGCTTTCGTCGTGCTCTATCTGTTCGCGCGACAGGTGCGCCGCGGTGTGGCTTATGCGAACCGCACCGAGGCCCCAAGGGAGCGGGCTGGGATTTACTGTGTAGTCGTTGCACTCATGGGCTTCATAGTAGGCAGCCTCTATCAACCGTTGCATGAACGCGGCGCAGCCTGCATTGAAGCCTCGCAACCCGTGGTGCAATGCGTGTTGTTTCAAACCCGCTAAATCAGTTCTATAGCGTGCCGCACTTATCTGCGGCACACCTACCCTTCCCCGCTATCCAGCAGCACATCAATCAGCTTCTGCTCACCCAGGCGCATGGCACCCAGGCATTGCAGGTCATCGCACTTAGGGCCGAGGCCGAACACAGTGACCTCTCCCTTCGCGCCGATCAGCGTCAAGGCGCCTACGGTGCATTCAGGATGCTCGCCTGCGTCGAGGTCATCGGCAATCTTGCGCAGGGTCTTGGCGGCATCGCGCCAGTCCTCCCGCTTGAATTCAAGAACCTTGACGGTCATTCGGTCACCTGCTGTAGCCACTCTTCAATGATCCGCTGCACCACTGGCTCGGTCAGGATCGAGGAAGGCTTGTCGCCGGCGATCACTGATTGAACCAGGGCGTGCGGGACTACGTGGACGGCATCACTGGCTACCACCATCAAGTGCGGGCGCTGATCGGCGATGTCGTGAACGGTCGCGGTCATTGCGTCACCATCTGGTGTGTCTGCGCATGTGCGTGACCATGGAGTAATCCCACGATCAGGCCCTGAGGCAGCCCGGCAGCCTTGGCGGCGTCCACTGCATCAGCAATGGCCTTGTCGAGAGCACTCACTGCCGTGTTGATGTCCTGGCTCATCGGAAGCGCGTGGCGCAGGCGGGTGACGTTGCTCATCTGAAAACCTCGCGCCACGATTTGGCGCACTCGAAAACGTGGCGCTGATTACTTTGTCCGACGCTCGATACCACCAGGTGCCTTGTCACAGTGCAGGCAGTGCTCGCAGTTCAGCGTCCGGCACAGCCAGACCTTTACCCGCTGCCAGTATGTGACCATGAAGATGTGGCGGGCGCCGGCCAGGGCTAGGGACACATGCAGCGTAAGGCCGGCACTGGTCGGGCCGAAGAAGATGCTCTGGCTGCGCGCCATAACGACAAAGCCGCTAACGGCAATGGCTGAGTAGATCAGCTTGCCGAGGATGCCGTCCCTCACCTTCCCGCTCAGTACGCACCAGGCCGCCCACAGCGCAATAAGGCCGCAGGCGATGGAGTTGATCAGTTCAAGATTCATGGTGGATTGCCTCCCCCGAACCGCTGGCGAATGAGCGCCCAGAGATCAGCGGATTTGATGGCTCGATTGATGGCCGCCAGGAGCGAACCGCCGAAGGCACCCAGAAGGAAGCCGATACCGGCGACGATCTTCGGCTCGGTGACGCCGAGGTAGGTGCTGACCATGCTCGTCAGGTAGATCGAGCAGGCCATGCCGGTGATGAGGAAGATCATCCAGGCACGCCAGTCGTTCAAGTCGTCCTTATGCCACCAGCTGGCGATCACAGCCCCGACAAGACCCGCAATCAGTAATTCGAACCTGTCGATCTTGTCGAGCAGACGCTGTAGATACTCCATGCGCTCGACTCCGTGGGGCATGTTTGAAATAGGTCAGCCCCGGCGGCACTCCCTGCTTAGAGCGAAGGGTGTGGCGGGGCCGAAAATGAAAAAGCCCCGGCGAATGCCGAGGCTCTTGGTCGAGTTAAAAAGCGTTGTTCCAGTGATAAGTGTAGAAAGTCGAGAGATCACCCGTACTGTGATCTGGATAGAACACACCACGTGTCGGAACAGCGGTCGGGGTGAAGCCAAAGCGAGCCCACCGAGGAACCCCATCTACAACGACGACGTTGCCGTCATCTTGCACCTGCAGGTAAGCGCGATCCGCAGCCCCGTTGATCCAATCACCCTGGGTTGCCCAGGTACGACTACCTACGCGGTCGACCAAAAAGGCAGAGCCTTGCATGTAGAAGCAAGTGACCAAATCTTTATTTGGACGGTTGTCTACATACGTGTAGGGAACACTGCTATCAGCCTTCCAGATTGGGGCGCCGTTATCGTAGAGTCGTAGATTTCCATCCGCCTCCAGGATCAGCTTGTATTGTTTGCTTGGAGACTCGAGATACTGCCCTGCCACCAGACAGTTACGCGGAGGCAGGATGGCGCTGCCATTATTGGCACTGTTAAAGAGGATAATGCGAAAGCCACTACTGGACATGTAATTCACCTTTGAGTTGAACATTTTGTGCGGAGGATTCCGCTTTGATGTCGCTCAAAGGCGATTGCTCGAGGCTCGCGGCCTTCACATGATTCAACGTCCCGCATCGGGAACATTTGATCTGGAGCTCTGTAAACCCACCCGTGCGGGCGAGAAGTCGGTTGCAGTTACCGCATCTGAATTCTTTCAACATCTGCAAATTCCTTTTGCTGAATCGCCCTTTCCATGGGCCAAAAAAAGCCCAGCGCGACGGCTGGGCTCTATTACGCAAGGAGATAGAAGATCATGGAGTCCAGTAAGCAATCTTGCCGCCTGCACCAACAGCTATAAAATTGCCGTTGCCGTAGGCGACGCTCCGGATATCGGTTCCTGCGAAAGTGTTGGCTTGCTGAACCCAGCCGATCCCATCCTCGGAAACGGCTGTCTTGCCGCCGTCGCCGACAGCTACATACTTGCCATTACCGTAAGCAATGTCGCGGATGATGGTTCCACCGAAACTGGTATCTTCAACAGCAGTCCAGCTAAGACCATTGGATGAATATGCCATCTTGCCATCCGCACCAACGATAAACATTTTCCTGTTGCAAAGCTTCATGGAAAGGATGGTGCTAGTGCCGAAGGTGCTGGTTCTGGGCGTGAATGTTTGCGGATTTTCCGTCGCCATCTTCACAGCGCTAAGCAGCTTCCCATTCGATCCCGCAACCAACACAAAACTGTCAATGACGTTGACGCAGTGCACAGTCTCGCTAGGAGTGAAGGTCGTAGTGCGCTCCACCAGGCCTGACCAATCGCCATAACGGGAAAAGACTTTACCGTTAGACCCAACCAGTATCCAGGTCGAGTCGTTGCTGTTAATTGCCTGATAAAACACAATGCCTTGCAAGTCTCCGGACGCACGAACAGTTGCCGTAAGGTCTGTCCAAACCCTTTCAGGGCGGTCTGCGATGCCGTTGATCAGAGTGCCCGATTGAGAAAGGGCTTGAAGCGATACCCCAAGACCGTTCCAGTACAGCTCGTTGAGGACCTTTCCGCTATCAGAGGTGAAGGCGCTCTTGAGCTTGGTCCAAGCTGTACCAGTTGCGCCTCCGATGACAACCTGAGTGGTTGAGGGAAGGCCGTTGCCACCAACCGCATAAAACTTACCTTGCGCAAAAACCACGCGCCTAAGCATGCCGGTGTTATCCACCGGTTGTACTTGAGTCCAAAGATCTTGCAATGTTTGAGACGCCGAGTTTGCGTTTTCCATTTTAAACTCCATTACTGAGCTGATTTAAGTTCAGGCCTCTGAATTGGGCGTATGGCGCTCATGGGCGATTGCTCGAGGCTCGTGGCCTTCACATGATTCAACGTCCCGCATCGGGAACATTTGATCTGGAGCTCTGTAAACCCACCCGTACGGGCGAGAAGTCTTTTGCAGTTACCGCATCTGATTTCTTTCAACATCTGCAAATTCCTTTTGCTGAATCGCCCTTTCCGTGGGCAATAAAAAACCCGACGCGGTGGCCGGGTTTTCTTGAACTTCTAGTGCAAGTTGCCGTAGGCAAAATACTAACTGTGGGGAAATAATGCCCTCAGCCGTGCGGGAAGTCAAGCGGCCTCTTTCATCTTGTAAATTATCCCGCCAATTGGGCTCAATGCTTTGGCGTCGATGTCGTAGCAGGCATCGAAGCAGAGTTGCACGAAGGGCTCCCAATCCCTCCCCCAAGCTGCTGAGGGGAGCTTGATGCCGTACTCCCCTTCCACCCATGTACGAAAGATCTCTGGTTTGATGAGCGGATCAGGGTTGGAAGACTGCCCCCCCTGGTGCATGTAGCGATAGCGGCGAAACACGCCCTTTGCGACGTACACGGCACGTTCACGTTTACTGGAAGTCATGCGCTCTACCCGAGAGCACGCCAGGTGGAAAACCGCGTCTTCCGCCTCCTCCCGATCATCATCGGTCGGCTCTGCCGCGTACATGGCGTTTCCGAAGGCCCGTAACTGGTAGTGGAGACGCGCTATCGCCGACTGGATATGGCCGGCCAAAGCACCGTGCACCGCATGATTTGCCGTAGGCCCCCGTTCGCTGCTCTGCACCACCACCCCAAGCTCTGCGGCATCTGAGGACTGACCCGGCGCGGGGTTGTAGTTGCAGTCATGCCACGCCTGGCGCGCTGAATTGATCTTCATGCTGCAGCCCTCTTCAGTTCTCTTATCTTTGCCCGGTAGTAGGTCTTGATGCCCTTGATCTGCTCGACGGTGTACTTGCGCACGCTCTGGTCGGCTTCAAGAGCGTCAACCGCTTCCTGGCCGATTCGCGCGATAAGGCCGATCCGGTAATCCACGGCATTGCCCGAAAGGAATCGGTTGTCCTGCTTGCTCTGGGCGTGGCAGTTGCGCTCATCGAAGCGCAGGTGTGGCGCGGAGCCAACGCTGCGATAGTGGCCGGCATCGACTGCGTTACCGCTCCAGTCCAACGGCTTGCCGCTGGAGATGCAGAGGTGGCCGGCGGCCTGGTCCCGGGTGCGGACGTACTCGTTGAACGCCTGCTGAGCCTCACGCATGTGTTCGCCGCGGCTCTTCAGCTTCTCCTTGCGAACCTTGATCTCGCGACGCTCGACCTGGGCCAGCGACTTGCGCGCCTTCGCCTGGTTCACGTCCTTGATAGCGAGGCCGCACTTCGGGCTGCATACGGCCTGGCCCAGGCGCTGCGGCGGGAAGCTGATGCCGCATGCCGGGTTCTTGCACTTCTTCGGTTTGGGTTGCCTGGCGATCATGCAGCCTCCTTGCTGAGTAGATCAGTGAAAACCACACCTTGGCCTGTGAAATAGGCAGCGATGCGGTCGGTGTAATTGATGCCCTGGGCGCGGTTGAACAGGCTGGTCACCGGGAAGCCGTCCGGTCCAAACAAATGGCACTCCCCCATCATGGCCAGCTTCGTTTCATAGGGGAGATGGCGCATAACGCGATACCACTCGGCCTGAAACCCAGCATCCTCGTTCAGCAGGATCTGCACGCCAAAGTGCAGCTTGCAGTAGCGCCGGGCGTCAGCCGCGTCACCGATCTGGGTCATTTCGGCGATGCGCTTGTACATCCCGAACCACAACCGATTTTGGTCAAGCGTGCGGTCCTTGCCAGGGCGCAGAGAGACCACCACGAACTTCTTGTCGCGGTACATGGCGCTCAACTTGGTGATAGCCTCAGAGAGCTTGGCCTGGCAGTTCACGCTGATCTTGTCGGTCATGGCGCTGCCCTCTTGGCTTCCAGTTCCTGAGCTTGCTTGATGAGCAGCGCCCTGCGATCCGCCAACTCATTTGCCGCGTCAATCTGCATTTCGGTTTTCCGTTTGGCACTGGCCTTGCGCATTTCCAGCATCGAGTTTTTCACCAGTTCCAGCTTCTGCCGAAGCTCAGGCTCTGGCCGTGTGACGGTGCCAGTGAGCAAGCCGGCGATGGCGCGACCGTCCTCAGTGATCGGCTCGACGCTCAGGTCCGTCAGGTACTTCTGGCCGTGCTCTTGTGGAATGCGCTTCAGCTCCACAGCCTTGGTAACGGCCTGGATGCGGCGATTGGAGTCGAAGCCCACGGACACGTGCCAGTTGACCGGTTTCGCATCCTCGCGGGCCTGGCCCACGAACCTTTGGTAGGCGTCGATGAACGCCATGCGTGCACCGATCTTGTCGCCGCCATCCAAGATGGGTTTCGCAGCAGCCAGGGCCAGCTGGATCTCGTCGGTCAGCACCACGGTTTCGAATTCGTCGTTGGTAGTCATGGCGATGGCCCAGGCCTCGTCCTTGCCCGGCCGGCCATCGGAGGATTGGACCCGTTGCAGGATGTCGGCCATCGCCAGCTTCCCCTTCACTTCGAAGCGACACGCCTTCAGCGCCGCCTTCACGACGGGCACCGGGTAGGCACAGAGATCTTCGGCCATCATCGCGGCAGTGCCCGGGTTCATTTCTTGGCCCATGGCCTCGGCTGTGGCGCAGATGGCGGCGGCCAGGCCAGCGACCTGCTGGTCGTTCATTTCAGAGGTATTCATTGCGGTCACCTGCTTGGCGTTTGGCCAGGACCATCTGGGCGGCCTGTTCTGCTGCGGAGTGGTTCGCCTCAGTCCGCTCCATCTGGCGGGCGGTTGTCCCGTTGATACGCTGCCCGGTCACCCACTGGGTGTGGTAGCTCTCGGCGTTGGCCAGCAGCTCGTTGAGGCTGTGGCACTTGCGCAGCACAGCGGCGTCGTTGGATTTCAGGTAATGCGCGGCAACGTGGTGAGCAACGTCAGCGCCGAGGCGGTCGACCAATTGGCCGAGTTGACCGCCAACCTTGGCGTTCCAAACAGGCCATGCACCGAGGTAACGTTTGCGGTAGGCCATGGCGTAATTCGCCCAGACCTTGAAGGTTTTGCAGGTCTGGTCTTTGGGGCCCGGCATGTCGGCGGGGATCTCGACCCGTGGGGTATCGGTACGATCAACCACCAGCACCAAGCCGCGGGACTGAACCGGCACAACCTCGGCGGGAGCCGGGGGTGAAATTGGTTCAATGACCGGTTCCATGACTGGTTCAAGAGAGTTACTGATTCTGGGTGCAACTGCTGCACTACCCCCTGGTGCAGGAGATTCACTAGGGGGTGAACCTGCTGCACTACCCGGGTGAATCTTCTGCACTACCCCTGGTGCAGGAGGTGCACCACCACCGTCGAGGGTGAGGAAGTAAACGTTCGACGAATTCCCCTTTGGTCCACCCTTCCGGATCTCCTTGCGCAACAGTCCCGCCTCACACAGAGCGGTGATGTGGTTCATGACAGAGCGCTTGCTGATCTCGCACTGGTCGGCAATGTGCTGATAGGAGGGCCAGCACTCGCCTACGTCGCTGGCGTTGTCGGCCAACTTGATCAGCACCAGCTTGCGCAGCGGATTACCAACGCGAAGCTTCATTGCGGCAACCATAAGGCCCATGCTCATGCTGCACCTCCGGCGAACGCGCGGAAATCAATCGTACGCACGCCCTTCCAGCTATTGCAGGACATGCAAAGGGTCTGGAGGTTGCCCAATGAAGCCTCTCCACCTTGGCTTTCAGGTACGACGTGATCGGCCCTCAAGCGCATCAGCACCGAGCAGCCACAGCGCAAGCACGCGTGACCGTCGCGGGCGAATACCAGAGCACGCAGGCCAGAAGGGATTGGTTTCTTTTTCGTCCTGCGCCGGGGCGGGAGGACCGGCGGTTGGTGCGCGGTGACGTGGCCCATACGGTCCGGGTTCCACTCACAGCCTTTTTCGGTGAGTCGGAATGCTTCAGGGCGAAGCTCAATCAGGCCGGCCTCTTCTAGGGCCTTCAGCATGCGGTAAGCGGTGTCTGGCTTGTCAGTGAGCAGCGGTAGCTCCTCGATGATCTTGGCCTTGCTCAGCGCGAAGAAGATCCCGTCATCAGTCTTGATTGGCTTGGTCCAGCTCGGGCAGCCGTAGACGAAGGCGAACAGCAGGGCCTGCTGAGAATTCAGCCCCCACTCCAGCGCCTTCACCTGGTTAATCGTGACGGTGTATTGCATGTCAGGCCTTCCCGACCTTTGCGGCCAATTCAAGGAAGCGATCCACGTACCAATGAGGCTGCGTCTCGCGGGGGCATTGAGGGCTGGTGAGGTTCTTGCCGTAGGCCAGGCCCTTCTCGGTCACGGACCAGAAATCCACCATTTCCTGCTTCGAGTTTTTGCGCTGGAGAACCTTGAGGAAGCCGCGGGCCTCCAGTGCAAGGTTGAAGGCGCGCGCGGTGCTGGCGATAGCGTGTTCTTTGATAAGGGCGGTGATTGCCTTAGTCGGCATGGAAGAGCCGCCAGCGGCATCAGGCGCAGCGTCCACGGCATAGCCTGGGAGGAACTTGGCATCCAGGCCATTGTTGGCGGCGATCTTGGCCAGCATCAGCATTTTGCTGGAGGGCGCGGGCTTCAGCAGGCGGTCAAAGCACTCAAGAATTGCCAGCTCGCCGATGATCTTTGGGTTGCTCGGCAGTGCGCGGGCGCGCTCACGATCCTCGAGCGCTGTCATGCGATCAAACACCAATGCCTGAAGCTCGTAGCTGTACGACATGGCGATCAGACAGGCTTCACGCTTGGGGAACACAAAGCACTTTTGTACGCGGCTACGGGCATCAAGGTAATCGGCTGAAAATTTAGCCGATTGATCGGCGCCAAGAACACGCGGCACTTTGGCGATCAGGTTCTTGTGCGTCAGTGTCGGCTGGCCCTTCTCGCGCTTGGAGTTGATGAAGTCCACCAGCTCAAGGCTGGACATTGAAACTCCGCGCGCCACGTTTTCAGATTGCGAAAAACGTGGCGCGAGATTGTTGGGGGTATTGACGGGGATGGATTGTGTATTCATTATTGCCTCGCTGAAGTAGCAATGAGCCAGGCCACGAACCTGGCTTTTTTGTGCCTGCGGTTTATGTGCGGGCTTTGTGCAACTCAATTACCGCCCCGATAGCTTCAAGGCTCGCCGACATGTACTTGGCGTGCAGGGCGCGGATCTTCTTTGCTTCGTTCGAGTCGATCTCGCCGTCTTCCAAGGCGGAAGCCACCATCTGGTCAAGAGCGCCACGCTGTGCGGATGCCGCCAGCGAGCGCTGATACAGATCGACGTTGTCCAACTCCCCCGCTTCCGGAATCTTCACGAACACGCCGCCGTACATCGCGCAGATGTAGTCCGGCAGGTGCTCGGTCTTCGTTTCGCTTTCAAGCACGAAGATCTCGGCATCGCTCAGCGGCTTGCACCCGGCGGTTTCATAGATCTGGTTCTCCAGGCGCTTGTCCTTGATGCCAAGGCGAGCAGCTGCGCAATCCATCCCGCCAGGGAAAGCGTTGGACACGGCCGCCATTACTTGGCGGCGGGTCTCTAGTACGGGCGTTTTCATGTCCTAGTTTTTCCTTGGGTCGTTTGCGGTCAGAATTGCTTCAATGGAATGGCGGACAGGGATGTCGCTTAGGCGGCCATCTCGGCCCACGGAAACGACGGACAAAGGGATTCTTTTTTGAAAGCACCTCCGGTCAACGCCTCCGCTCGCTTGGCAACCACTGGAGACATGCCGTGCTTTTCGCGAACCCAACCGGAAACGGTGCTTTGATCAACCTTGAGCTTTTCAGCCGTGACCTCCTGCGTGCCGAAGAAGGCAACGAGGTCCTTATAAATAGTGTTCATGCTGCCCCTCCATACGGGAATACCCATATAGTAGGTTATGGGAATACCGATTTGCAAGGATATGGGAGCACCCGTAATACTCGCCGGATGGAATTCAAAGATCGTTTAAAGGCAGCGCGCCGACACGCCAAGCTCAATCAGGGCGAACTGGCCGCTAAAGCTGGTATCACGCAGACGTCGATTTCTGACCTTGAGCGTGGAAAATCGAAAGCCACCGCACACGTCGTGAAGATCGCCGACGCGTGTGGGGTGAGCGCCAAATGGCTCTCAGACGAGATGGGGCCAATGCTGGTTCTTGGGTTAACGTCCGGCTCTGGTGAATCGAACGTCTCCCCTGCCGCCCTACCCACCAAATCATTCCGCTACCCGGTAGTGAGCTGGGTGGCCGCTGGCGCCTGGGCGGAAGCAGTGGAGCCCTACCCGGCCGGAATTTCGGACACCTACGAGTTTTCGGAGTACGACGCCAAAGGCCCGGCGTTTTGGCTGACAGTCAAAGGTGACTCGATGACAGCGCCCGCTGGCCAGAGCATCACCGAAGGCACGCTGATCCTGGTAGATACCGAGGCAGAGGTTGCGCCAGGTAAGCTGGTGGTGGCCAAGCTTCCGGACAGCAATGAGGCGACATTCAAGAAGCTGGTCAGCGACGGCGGCCGGCTGTTCCTTAAACCGCTGAACCCGAGCTACCCCATCGAGGCTGTCGACGAGAACTGCCGGATAGTGGGCGTGGTTGTACAGGCGCTACAGAAATTTTACTGATGCGCAAGTGTGCCGGGGCGGATATGCCCGGGCGGCAAGCTAAATCGAAATATCGCGAGCTGATTAGCGCTCGTATACACAAGGGAATGTGGTAATGAATGCCTTTCGGATCGCGACTCTATTAGTCGCCCCGCTTTTTATCTCAGGCTGCTACAGCGCGTCAAAAGAAAAAACTGAGTACGAAAAACAGATCGATGCAGTACCGATGCCTGTAACGGAAGCTGAACGGGTTGAACAGTGTCGTAACTTCAAGAAAAGCGCAGATTACCAGCAGGCTATGTATATTTTGCAGCACTCACAGCGATCCAAGCTCGGCGCCTCAAGTTATGAGTTTACAGAGACTATAGCGCTTTTGCGTCGCCTCAGAGCCATGAAGTGCCCTGGGTATGGGTGGTTTTCCTGATGCTGTTGCCTTGGGTGAGCCAATGACTGCATGGCGAGAGCAGACCATCTGGAGCAAGGTTGGAGTCATTGCTTGCCTGGCTTTCCTTATGCTGCTTCCGGGCTATTCAGACATCGCTGGGCTGGGCGGAGGCTCATCCGGCCGCAAGCGGGTGTTCAGCCCTGGATTCGTTGTAATCTGTGTTTGCGTGGCGGTGGTTGAACTGATAGCGCTGAACCATTTCTATATTCGCCTGGACTAAATACGCTTAGGCGATCCGCCTCGTAACGGGAAATGGACTTTATGAAAAAAATAATTCTCTCCTTCTTTGTGGGCCTGCTTCTATCAGGATGCGCCAGAGCTCCCGTTTTTCCTGTAGCGGACAGGCTGTGGTATGCAGAGAACGAAGTCCCCGACTCTCAATTTCATGTTTATGTTTATTTCAAAGACGATAGTAACTTCATATATTGGCGTACTAAAGAGTCACAGGAAGTAGTGATGAGGCGGTGGGCCTACTACACCCACGACCATCCGGGCGTTGACACTCCCGTCCAATACAAACTCCAAGGCGACAGATTGCAAGGCCTTAAGCGTTTTATTGCCACGAACAGCGAAGGTGTTCCTCAGTACACAGCCACGTATGAGTTTGCGGGAAGCTTCAAAAAGGACAATCTTGAAATGGAGATAAAGAGAAGCTCTATTTGGGCTGATGGCACACCTACCCCTCAAGAAACCGTGAGATGGTCAATGAAGCGTCTCCGCGCACAATAGTTATCAGTATTTATGAGATGTGACGATGGTCGAGAAACTGGGTAGGCCAACACCCTCTTGATGTGCGACTTCGTTTGACGTTCACGTAGAAAAATGAAAAAGGAATTCAATGAAACGAGAATTCAGGAATCCGGCAAACGGTAACACTGAAAGTGTTGGCGGGATGTCGTGTCTCGCGGTTATTGTCTTCGGGGCTTTCTACCTTGCCTATAAAGAGCTGTGGGGTCACTTTTTTATCTGGCTGTTGTTGGTTGGAGGCTTCTCTTTTCTAACCGGCGGCCCTGGGCTGCTCATCGTTTCCCCCGTGGTCAGTCTCGGGTATGCGATTGGCATCAACGGCATTCTGACGAACTCATATCTTCGTAAGGGCTGGATCGAGGTGTCAGGGGGGGCCGAGGACGTGCAGTCTAGCGACCTGCGCGACTGCCCGCTCTGCGCCGAGACAATCAGAAAAGCTGCCGTGAAGTGCGAGCATTGCGGGGCAGAGATTGAACCAGCGCGCGCCCCAAAACTGAAAAACGGATGGGTTGCATCGACTGCCTGCCGTGACGAAGAAGAACAGCGCCGAACAATCGAAGCGATCGCCTGCACCGGGCTCCCGGTTGTTCCTATGATTGGCCTAGCTGTGGGTGCCGGCCCATTTGAAACAAAGGAAGAAGCCGAGCGAGCCCTGATCACGATGCGCGACGGCCACAGGCTTTTCAGTGAGATCGTCTACAGGGATTCGGTGAGTGGCAAATATCCGCCCTTTACTGAGCAGGCTCTTAAGTCCGCTTTCCAAGGCTGGACGGTTCGCATAACAGCCCATCCGGGGGACTTAGGACGGATTGAAGGCGTGCTTGAAGACCTGGCAATACCCGTTCTGGCGGTAGATGGGAATACAATCATCACCGGCCCCTTTGAAAGCGAAAAATCCGCTAAAACTGTTTCAGTTAAGCTTTACGACAATCATGAGATTCATTGCCACATCTATTGGGTGCCCCGCCATACCTAACCGAAAACAATGCCAGTCAAGCCCGCCAAGTGCGGGCTTTTTCATGCCTACCAGAATGCATTCACCATAAAATATGCATTTATGCATGAAACTTCCTATCGTCCTCTTGCCAAGATATGTCAGGATCAATACTGTGTATACATACAGTACCCGCAAGGAGCGAAGCATGAACCAAGCACCCTCCCCCACACCCAAACCGAGAAATTCCTACGAGCTTGTGGGCCACCGCCTGCAAAGCTTGATCGCCTCTCCCCGGGTGCAAAGGATTCAGTTGGTGGAGGTATCCAGGCGCGACGATGAAAGCCCTGAAGCCTGGCGCCAGGTCATCCAGGATATCGGTGACACTGCCGGCATCAGCATCGAGCATTTGGATGACGGCGCCGTCAGGATCGGTTGGCGCGAGTACTGCGATTCCTAAATGAGCCCGCCATTGAGCGGGCTTTTTATCGCCTCCCATAAAATATATGGGAATACCCATTGACGATAAATATGGGATTGCCTATATTCGTATTCATCGAGACGCCACGGCGAATCGTCAGCAGCGAAAGCTGCGCCGATCTTTAGCGACACCCCTTGCCGGATCACCACCGGCCCAGATTCAAAGGCAGCGATGAACCGGCCTAAACGGTTCAGAGGGTTGGCAACTGACCCGGGCGTGCAGCGTAAAGCGCCAAGAACAGTTATCCAGCGAGAGAACAAGCCGAAAGGCCCGCGGCTGGAAGAACATTTGATTCAAGCCGGTGACGGCCGCCAGTAGCGGGTCACGGCGCCACAGATTTACTGATGCCGCTTCTATGAGGCGGCATTGGAAATCAACGGAGGAATGTATGAGCCAGCTCAATAGAGAGGACTTTTTGTCCTCGGAGATTTCCAGCTACGAAGAGTTGTTGGCCAAAAGCCTTCAGCTTCAGGACCGCGTAAAGGAAACGACTGCCACCCTAGAGGCTGCATATTCCGGCGTGATCAACGCCAAGCATGTGTTTGAAGAGATCAAGAAAGAAAACATCGAAGAGCTTCGGGTTTTCAGGCAGACGGTTACTCGCGAAGCTGCCGAGATCACCCAGGCAATCAAGCAACTGAAATCAACCCTCGATGTAAAAAGCCTCTCAGAACTCAGGGAGTACGTTGACCTCTGTGAGCGCCTAAAGGCCCTCCAAGACGCTGGCTTCAAATTCCCCGGCTGAACAACCAGCGCCACGACAGCCTGTCGTTAACTGCCCGGTCACCTGCGTGCCGAAGCGCAGGCTGTATCGGGGTGTGATCTTGGTAGCTCAATGGCAGAGCTACCCCCGACCGGAATAGGGCTGGATGCCCATAGGTTGGACCCGTGGTGTTTGTGGGCTTCGATACTCACCCAAGATCACACCCCGATGCGGACGAAATCGCGGCCTATAACCGTCCACCTGCATCACAGCAACAAGCAGATGAATGCCCGGGCTGACGGGCAAGTGTAAGACCTGAGGGATCGCGGGAATCGTGGCCGGTAGAGTGAGTAAGCGCCCAGATGGCCACGGCGAGTCCAAGAATAAGCGGCTGAAACCTTCGCCCCGGTGAAACTCCGGTGTCACTAAGGCCGCTAATAGTCGTGCCGGGATCAGCTCCGGCCTCTGCATCACCCAACCCAACCGGAGATCACCATGCTCCTACTTTTCCTGATCGGCGCAGCGCTCAGCCATGCGCGGCCAGAACCGCCAACTGATGACGGCATGCCAACCGGTCCATTGCGCTTTCATCGTGAGCGCTGGCGTTCTAGATCGGGTCTGTCTGCGTTCTGGCGCTGACGGTCCCGCCCAAAACTAAAACCACTGCATCCGAAAGCCCGGACGTCCAACCGGGCTTTCTTTATTGCGCCTCTACCCGCCAGCACTCACCCCGCGCCCATCGGCAACCAGCGGGAGGCATGAGTGTTGACGAATACAGGTGAACAACCCGCCACCTTGGAGGTGACCATGCACCACAGCATCCAATCACGCCGCGACGTTGTCGACGGTTTGCGTCAGCGCTCTCGCATCGCCACTGCCGACTTCTACCGGCTGATTGGGCGACCGGAGCCCGTGGTCCACTTCAGGATGACGGTGAAGCCAGCGGGACGTGACTTCTTCCATGTGGTTGATACCCGGACCGACAAAGTGATGGGGTTCCGCCGCGATCACAACGAAGCCTGCGCCCTCGCCCGGAGCCTGGAGACTCGCCATGCCAACCAGCTACGCGGATAGCGCCCAGGCCAGGGAATCCGACAGGCGCTGGGATTTACCAAACTTCGGGAAGAAACAGCACCTCGACCTGTTCCACGAGTACACGGCTGACGACCTTGCTGAGCGCGAGGCACGGCAAATCAAAGATCGCGCCAGCCTCAAGCTGCGCATAGGTGCCGCCATGGCTCAGATGGAGCTTATCTGCCCGCCAGTAGGTAGTGTCGAATGAACGTAGCACAGAGAGACCATCAGATAGCCGTGGGCTGGATAGATGCCGAGATCGAAAACCTTCTCCTCGACGTAGGAAAGCCCAACGCAAGTGCGGCCGCAAGGTCATGCATCACCCTGGCGTTCATGCTGCGTGCCATCGACGAAGCTGAGCACCGCCATTACCAAGCGTGTATCGACAAGATCTTTGCCGACTACAACACCTCGCGTGCTTCCGCCGCATAACTCCAATCACTCCCACTACTTTCAATGCTGCGCCTGGCGCGGCGAGGGATCGTCATGTCCAAAAATACCAACCAAGCACCCGCACAAGAATCGCTTGAAGCGAGCAAAACCGAAGAATCTAAGAAGTCCATTGCCCCCGCTGTCGCCGTCACCGACATCGCGGAGTATCGGCCGCACGAGGAGCAAATCGTTCGCCTAGAGACAACCTACGGGAAACTGGTGGTTGACTGCTCGACCAGCGAAGGCTTGGCGAATGCAAAGGAGGTTCGCGTCGATATCCGCGACGTGCGTTATGCCCTGGCCAACACCACCAAAACGGCACTGGCTCCCTACCAGCAGGCGGTTAAAGACGCCCAGGCTCGCGTCAACCAAGTAAAGGAGTTCGGCGAGACGCTGAAAGATCGAGTCTTGGCAATCGAGACTCCTGTTGACGAAGCAATCAAGGCCGAAGAAAAACGCGTAGCTGATGCCAAGGCAGAGCGCGAGCGTATCGAAGCGGAGCGTGTCGAAGCCATCCGGGCCAAGATTACCCGCTTCAGCTCTGTCGCTGCCGCATACGCAAGCCGCAGCGCTACCGACGTCGCAAGCATTCTTCAAAGTGTCAAAGACTCGGTGATTCTTCCCGAAGAATACGGCGAATTTGAAGCCGAAGGCACCATTGCTCGCGATAACGCCATTGAGCAGCTTGAAACGCTTCACAGAGCTGCAGTTGACCGTGAAGAGGCTGCCGCCAAGCTGATGGCCCAGCAGAAAGAGCTCGACGAGCTGCGCGAGAAGCAACGTATCGCCGACGTTGAGGCTGAGGAGCTGCGCAGACAGCGCGCCGAAGAAGACCGTCAGCGCTTGAAGAAACAGCAGGACGAGCTGGACCAGCAGCGCCGTGACATGGAAGCGCAGCAGCGCCAGCAGCGTGAACGTGACGCGCAGTATCAGCGCGACCAGGAAGAGCTGGCCCGTCTGCGCGCCCAGGCTGCTGCGCCCGCTCCAGCAGTAGCTGTCGTTGCGGCCCCAGTGATTACTGACCCAGCACAAGCGGTTGTAGCGGCAGTTGATCCGGCCCCAGCGGTGGACGAATTCGCTGACTCGAGCATTCCAAGCGCCAGCGAAGTGGTCGAGGTCGTAGCCATGGCCTTCTGCGTCACCAATGACGAGGCCTCTGCTTGGCTGCGTGCCATGTCGTTCTAAAGAACCCTGAAGCCACCCCGGAGGCCGACCAAAGTCGTCGGCTATGGAGTTAGCAATGAACGCCCAAACCCAAATTTCTACCGTACCAATGGACACGAGCCCGACAGGGCTGATCCTCAACCGCGACAGCATGCAGTCGATGACTGAGCTCGCGGGCATCATGGCTGGGGGCAAAACTACCCTGCCGAAACACTTTCACGGCAACACCGCCGACTGCATGGCAGTGATCATGCAGTCCATGCAGTGGGGAATGAACCCATTCCAAGTGGCGCAGAAGACCTTCATCGTCAACGGCGGCCAGCTGAGCTATGAAGCCCAGCTGGTCAACGCTGTCATCACCACGCGAGCCCCGACCATTGATCGAATCCACTACGAGTGGTTTGGCGACTGGGACAAGATCATTGGCAATTTCCGCGAGATTGAGAGCAGAAAACAAACGGATGACCACGGGCAACCGAAGAAGTACCGCGTCCCAAACTGGAATATCAATGACGAGAAAGGGCTGGGCGTCCGCGTTTGGGCTACGTTCGTGGGCGAGGATACCCCGCGCGAACTGACCACTTTGATGACTCAGGCACGGACCCGGAACTCGACGCTGTGGGCAGACGATCCGAAGCAGCAGATCGCCTACCTGGCCCTCAAAAAATGGGCTCGCCTGTACTGCCCTGACGTGATCCTTGGCGTATACACCCGCGAAGAACTGGACGACGGCTATACGCTGCCAGAAACAGACGTTACCCCTAGATCTACCAGCGAAAAGCCTGCTGACGTAGGTGCCGCCTCAGTACCCCAGGGCGACACTACAGAAGCGACTTCCGACCTTTTCGAACAGCTGAAAAAAATCGCTCAAGAGCAGGGCATTGAAGGCTATGAAAAAGCTTGGAAAGCACTGAAACCACAACAACGCGGCGCCATTGGCGTGACCCGTCACGGCGAACTGAAGGCCATTGCACAAACCATCGACGCCGAGTTCACAACTGTCAGTGATAGCGCCGACGCTGCCGCCGGCGTCGATAGTCAGGACGGTGCTCAATGAACGCCTCTGTAGACCTCCAGCGCACCGAGCAGTGGCATCAGGATCGCAGCGGGCGACTCACCGCCAGCCGATTCAAGGATGTTATTGCATGGGGCGACCGTGACAAACACGGCAAACGTAAGCCGCTTGCGGCCCGCACCACCTACATGCGCGAGTTGGCTTTTGAGCGCCTGGCCAACCGATCGAAACATTCGGTCAGCAGCAAGTCGATGGCCTGGGGAACCGAGGTTGAGCAGTCGAGCCACGACTTCTACGAAATCCTGACTGGTAATAGCGTCATCAAGTCGGGCTTCGTCGTTCATCCAAAATACGACTGGCTGGGCTGTTCGCCGGACGGCTTGATTGGCGAGGACGGGGGTCTTGAGTCGAAATGCCCATTCAATGAGGCCGTCCACGTCCGCACCTGGCTCGAAGGCATGCCCGAGGAACATAAGCCGCAGGTTCAGGGCTGCATGTTCGTCACGGGCCGAGAGTGGTGGGATTTCCTATCATTCGATCCACGCCAGGATGAAGACTGCCGGCTGTATATCGAGACCATCGAGCGCGATGAGGAGTACATCGCGATGCTTCATCAGGAACTCGTCCAGTTCAATCTGGAGCTTGGCAGGATGGTTGATGAAGTAGCGGACAAAGCCCGGGCGCAAGCCCATCGCCTAGGAGCCTGATCATGATCAGTAACCTGAAATCAGACATCGAGTTTCGGCGCGAGAAAGCGCTGGAGCTTTCCAGTCAGGTTTGTCGGCACCTGGCCGCCGGCGGGAAGATCACAATCGGCGAGAGCCCGGCGATCAATCCAGAGCCGGCCAAGCGTAAGGAAGTGATCGACCCTGCGACCATTCTCAAGCGCCGCAAGCCACCCATCACCCGGGCCGAGCGTGAGGCGCTGCGCAAACTCGCGGAGGCATTATGAGCAAACGCAAGCCCCATAACCTGCAGGCGCGCATCGCCCGGTCGTGCCGCTCGCTGCTGGCATCCAACCACGTCGCAGTGGTCAACATCGACCCCAGCGGCCGACAGGGCATGATCAATTACTAATCGCTGAAGAACATCGCACCAGGGAAGATTGGCCAGGCCGTCTGCGGTATCCCCCACCGCTGGACGATCTATCTCAGCGCGCTTTGCATCGACGCCCGCGGCGACCGCTACAGCAAATCGGTGGAGGTAGCGCCCGATGGCGTCTACCTCTCCGACCACCTGGAAGACGTGATCGAGCATTGCTACAAGAAGCTGCGCGACGAGGCCAATCAAAGCCAGATGGTGGCTTCGGGCTGGATCGCCATACCTGAAGCGATATCGCTGGACGAGGCGCACGCCGCGCGGATCTTCGAGGCCGTCGGCGCATGGCGTCAGGTAAAGGTCGATTCATGCGCCGCATAGCGCGCCCCCAGCAACGCAAACGACAAACCTGGCGCACTGCCGGCCAGCGTAATAGAAGAGGTAGGCCATGGCTGCCGAACAGAAGGAACGCACAGCCAAACTTGTCGAAAAACGGCAGGAACTGGGCGAAGAGGAATTGCGGCACACGGTCCCGTACGGCACCCGGCAGATGCTCGACGATCTGATGCTCTGGCATGAGATCGAGGAAGTCAGCGAGGCAGTTCAACTGCTGGTGCTCAATGGCCGAGCCGGGAATCTGCCGCCGGCGCCGCCGAAAGTAAAAGGGCCGTCCGACATCATCCGCCACTACTTCCGCCAAGGGATGCGTGATCGGCTTGCTTCTCTCACCGCTGAACTGGGTGAGACGAAACACCGGACGACCGTCTGGCGCCTGATCGCACATGCCCACTCGCTGGGCGCCGATGAATCCTCAAGCTACTTCAAAATTAAGCGCCACGTTTTAGACGTATCCGAAAACGTGGCGCGCAAATTACGGCAAGCAGGATTTGCTGAATCGCTCCAGATGAACGCCGACGATCAGGACGGCCTATAGGTGGTCAGCCCTTGCTGTGTTCCGGCGAGGAAGGCCCTTTCTTGATTCCTCTCGGGCCAGCAATGCCCCACACACAAGCACCCAAAACCGGGAACACGACCACCAGCAGCGCCCAGCCTGCTTTGACACCTGACGGTTTGTCGCTTCTGAAAACGCTATTTATGACCCAAAGGTCGAGCAGCACCACCAGCACAACGATTCCTAGCCAGAAAAAACCGATCGCATCGAACATGTCCGCATCCTCCTGATTTTAAGTTTAGGCAGGATCAATTTCGCGTCAGTTCAATAAACCTAACCTCGCTGCCTCCGGTAACCGGAGGGCGGCGCCTACCTGAGGTAAACGCAATGCCCATTCTCCACAGCGTAATCCACAAAATCGACAAGAAGCCCGACGGCACCCCGGCTGCTCTGCACCTGGCCAGCGCCGAGCAGGAAGATAGTGGCGCCCGCGACGACCTCATGAGCCAGCTCAACGAAAGCTACAACGCCACGACCGGAAAGTCCTGGGGCTTCTTCCATGCTGAATCGGGCGCTCACCCGCTGAGCGGCTGGCTTTCCAAATACATGGCTGGCGGCTCCAACTTCCTCGAATTCAGCACCACCGCTGTCGAGCACCTGACCAGGCTGATGGAAGAATCGAACCTTAGCACCGGCGGGCACGCCCTCTTCTGCCACTACCAGCAAGGCCTGACCGAATACCTGGTCATCGCCCTGGTGCAGGAAACCGAAGCGGTGACCATGACCGAAGAGCTGCATCTGATGACGGTGAAGCGTCTAGACCTGGATCACATCCGCCTGGCGGCGCGCATCAATATCACCGAGTGGCAGAACAACCCGCAGTCGAAGCAGTACATCTCCTACCTTAAGGGAAAGCAGGGCCGGAAGTTCAGCGAGTACTTCCGCGACTTCATTGGCTGCCAGGAGGGTGTCGACGGCCCAGGCGAAACCAGGACGCTGCTCAAGGCGTTCAGTGACTTTGTTGAAAGCGAGGATCTGTCAGAAGAGTCGGCACGCGAGAAGACCCAGGCGCTGGTCAGCTACTCCATGGCCCAGGCCAAACTGGGCGAGCCGATCGCGCTCAACGAACTGTCGAGCCTGGTCGACGAAGACCGGCCGAAGAACTTCTACGACTTCATCAAGGCCAAGGACTACGGGCTTTCCGAGACCCTGCCTCCGGACAAGAAGACGCTCAACAAATTCCGGCGTTTCACCGGCCGGGCCGAGGGCATGTCGATCAGCTTCGAGGCGCACCTGCTGGGCGACAAGATCAAGTTCGACGAAGCAGGCGGCACGCTGACGCTGCGCGGGCTGCCCACTCAACTGACCGAGCAGCTCAAGCGCGCCGCAATCTGACACCCCTCATCAAAGCTTTTTGAACGTCAACGTCGTGCTTTGTGGCGGGTAGATCGACATGCTGTCTCGTACTTCGTAGCTGGCCAGCACTTCTCCCGCCTCATTTAGCTCATCGTAATAGTCGATGTCAGTATCGCGGCCTTTGCGTTGCTCTCGCTTTGAGCTGGTGTGCTTGAGTTCATGCCCATCAGGTATTCCAATCAGCTTGCGATGCTCTTCGCTCATCTCGCTCTCCTTGATCCGGCTCCATGCCGGTCACCCGTAATACCCCATATCAACGAATCACGCCAGCCGGCGAGGATCCCCTATGTCTCCCTACAAATTGTCCGGGACGACGGTCGTCAGCTTTTCCGGCGGCCGCACCAGCGCCTATATGCTGCGCCAGGTGCTGGACAACAACGAGGACTTGAGCGATCTGGTCATCACCTTCGCCACTACCGGTAAGGAACACCCGGCCACATTGGAGTTTGTCCGGGAATGTGCCGAACGCTGGGCGGTTCCGATTGTTTGGCTGGAGTTTCGCGACGATGACACAGGGTTTGCGGTGGTGGATTACGCCACCGCCAGCCGCCAGGGCGAACCGTTCGAAGCCCTGATCCGCAAGCGCAAGTATCTGCCCAACCCGGTGACCAGGTTCTGCACCATCGACCTCAAGATCCGGATCATCCACAAGTATCTGCGTAGCCTGGGCCTATCTACGGAGGAGATGCCGGTCGACATGATGACCGGAATCCGTGCTGACGAACCGCGCCGAGTCGTGAAGATCCGACACCGCAAAAGCACGAGCGAAAGCAAGTGGGCAACCATGGTGATGCCGCTGGCCGATGCCGGTGTGGGCGTGCAGGACGTGACCGACTTCTGGGCGGACCAACCTTTCGACCTGATGCTGCCGACGATCAACGGCAGGACGCTGGAAGGCAACTGCGACCTTTGCTTCCTCAAAGGTGCCAAGCAGGTCTATTCGATCATCGCCAGCGAACGGCCCAAGGCCGAGTGGTGGGCGCGCATGGAAAGCTCAGTGGTGTCCGGCGGCAAGTTCACCGGTGACGGAGCCAGATTCCGCAGTGACCGCCCGAGCTACCAGCAGATGCTCGACTACTCCGATACCCAATTCGACATGTTCGCCGATCACGACGAGGCAATCGACTGCTTCTGCGGCGACTGAGGATCCCCCTATGCCCGATATCACCTACGCTCTGTGTGCAGCGGCATCGAAGCCGCGACACAGGCCTGGCACCCGCTGGGCATGCGCGCCGCTTGGTTCGCCGAGATTGAGCCGTTCCCCTCGGCGGTCCTGGCCCACCACTACCCCGACGTGCCGAACCACGGCGACATGACCAAGCTGGCCGCCCTGGTGCTGGCCGGAAAGATCCCGGCGCCGGACGTGCTGGTCGGCGGCACCCCGTGCCAGGCCTTCTCAGTTGCCGGTATGCGCGAAGGCCTTACCGACCCGCGCGGCGCCCTCACTATCAAATACGTGGAGCTTGCAGATGCAGTTGACTATGTTCGCGCCGGCCAGCGAAAGCCCGCCAGCGTCATCGTCTGGGAAAACGTCCCCGGCGTCCTCAGCGACAAAGGGAACGCCTTCGGATGCTTTCTTGGCGCGCTTGCTGGGGAAGACTGCGAGCTGCAGCCTCCAGGGAAAAAATGGCAGGACGCTGGTTGTGTGTATGGACCCAAAAGAACAATCGCGTGGCGGGTCCTGGACGCCCAATATTTCGGCCTGGCCCAACGACGCCGTCGTGTGTTCGTTGTCGCAAGTGCTCGAGACGGGTTCGATCCTGCCGAGGTACTTTTTGAGCGCGAAGGCGTGCGCCGGGATACTGCGCCGCGCCGAGGCCAGGGGCAAGACGTTACCGGAACAGCTCCTTTCGGCCCTGCACTCCAGTGCGGATGTGGATCCGTCTTCGCTGAGTCACTAGGCCAGTACGGCTGCCCGAACTGCGAAGGCGATGAAGGGCCGGCGGTGTCAATGTTCGGCGGGATACCGGCGTTCGGCGGTCACGGCCTGGAAGGATCAGTTGAGCGATCCGCTACGCTTACCGCGAAGGACACCCGCCTGGATGTGGAAAGCGAGACCTTCTTCATTCACCCCGAAGTCGCCGGAGCGCTAACCAGTCACGCGTTCAGTGGAGGCTCGGGCGGCAGGCCTGACGGCGCAGCGGCAGGTCACTTCCTTGTTGCGCCAACGCTCGCCGGTGGCGGACGGAAAAACGGCGGCTACAGCTACGACGATGTGCCGTGCGTTGCCGCGACCCTCGACGCGAGCTATGGGCGGCTGCAGGGATGCTCTGGCCAGGATGCGAACCACGGCCACAGTCATCTGGTGGTGCACGGCACACAAGACCCGTGCGTCAGCATCGAGCAGGCGCATACGCTGGGCCGGAACAACGGTCAGGAGAATGCTCTACTGGCCTTTACCCAGAACAGCCGGAGTGAGGTTCGGTATATCGGCGGGGATGGCCAGATCGTTGGAGCTCTAGCCGCAGAAGCTGGCGTCCAACAGCAAAACTATCTGTACTGCCGCGATATCGCGCAAACGGTGACCAGCAACTACGGAAAGCAGTTGGACAATACCAACTCCGCCCTGGGCCCGAACATCGTTGCTGAGCTCTCTCCAACGCTTAGATCAGGGAACATGCGCAACAACAGCAACCCGACGACGGAAGTATCGATGTTGGTAGGCGGGTCTGCCGTGCGCCGCCTCACTCCCCGCGAGTGCGAACGCCTCCAGGGCATGGCCGACGACTACACCCTGATCCCCTGGCGCGGTAAGCCAGCCAGCGAGTGCCCGGACGGCCCCCGCTACAAGGCGATCGGCAACAGCAAAGCCGTCACCGTGGTTCGCTGGATCGGCCGGCGCCTATTGCGTCAATTGGCGAGCTGATCAGCAAGCGCCAGGCGGTATGCCATCTTTGTTGAAGTCCTTCAGGCGCTCCCGCTCTTCCTCAGTGGAATGCGCCGGGGTTTCTTGCTCGGGCTCTTTCTTCTTTTCTTCAGTCATCGCTATGTCCTCTGAGTGGTAGCTGTTTCGGCACCTGGTGGAATCAGCAGTTCAAATCAATCCACTCCACCGTCCGGGCATGGCCCGGCAAGGACTCCCCATGCCTACAGAAAGTAAAGTCGCCGCGCCCCTGCAGGTGGAGCGCTCGACAGTAACGAAGCTGGTTATCACCGGCGCGCCTCGGCTCGATGCGATAACCGTGTTCCTCGAGGACTTCGGCCGGCGCGACTGCCCGATTGACTCGAACCCGAACTACCAGACCGCCCAGGGCAAGATCACCATCAACTGCTGGGACAACAGCTGGAACGCCTACTGGGGCGGGATGGGGCCGCGCACCGTCGCCGAGTTCGTCGCCGACATCGGCTGGGACTACGTCCTGAACTGCCTGGATCGCGGGATCAGCCCAACTGTATTCAGCGGAGACGCGCTTCACACCCTGGCCAAGAAGTGCATCGCCCAACGGCGCCGGCAACAGACCGGGCGACACGACTGGGAGCTTGGCGAGTTGAGCAAAGATGAAGCCCGCGATCTTTGGCACAACATAGACTCATTACGCAGCATCGAGAGCCCGAACGAGTGCTGGCATCAGAGCGAGCTACTGACCGAGCTGTTCGGGGATGAGTGGCATTACCCAATCGACGGCAAGGCTGTTGAAGAAAACCACAAGTTCACCTACCTGCGGCGGGTTGTCGAAGCCGTGCAGCAGGCATTGCGCCAGGAACAGCAGCAGGTGGCAGCATGAAGCGCATCTACCTCAGCGGCCCCATGACTGGCCTGCCCGGCCTCAACTTTGCCGCCTTCCACGCAATGACCACCAACCTGCGCGCCGGTGGTCACACTGTCACCAACCCCGCCGAGATCAACCCCGACGGCGGCGCCTGGAACGACTGCATGCGCCGCGACATTGCCGCCCTGATGGACTGCGACACCGTGGCCACCCTGCCCGGCTGGGAGCATTCAAAGGGGGCACGACTGGAAGTCCTGATCGCCGAACGCCTCGGCATGACGGTTGTGAATGCCCATGATCTGGTAACGAGGGAGATAGCATAAAAGGCGACATACTGCTTATTCAGCAGTAGGACCACCCATCTCAGCAGGGCGTCCATCAAGAGCCGGCATTGGGTCGGTTGGCACTCCATTGACGGCGGCGACCCAGGCTGAATACGCGACGCTTTGTCGAGAAAAAGCGCCATCCCAGCGGTTACCTGAGAGTTCCCCTGCAACTACGAGCATCATCAGTTGAGTTGTTGCAGCATCAAGTTCCACGAGCAGAACGTGTGAATGGAATCTGAAGTCGTAATTTAGAGCCATGGTAGTTCTCAAAAGCGCGGATGCGGCGTTGCGGGCTGGTTATGAAGAGAGATTCCCCTACCTGAAGTTTGGCATATCCCTATACAAACTCTAGGTGCCTGCATAAGTATTTTTTCGCAGCTATCGCCTAACCCGTATCGCTACTACCTCCCCTTCAAAGTTAGCCGCTATAGCGGCAAGGACGAAGTCATGCCTGAAATAAAGGAACGCCCCATCTTGTTCTCGGCGCCGATGGTGCGCGCCATCCTGGAAGGCCAGAAGACGGTCACGCGGCGGGTAATGAAGTCGCAGCCCGACGCCGACGCCACAATCACTGTCGAGTTGTACAACGTAGCTGTAACGAATCGTCACGGCTATCAAGAGGCAGGGCCAGAGATCTTTGGCGCCTGGTGGCGCGATGGCGAGTCTCGGTGCAAGTGTCCGTACGGAAAGCCCGGCGACCGACTGTGGGTGCGCGAGACCTTCGCCTTGCTCGGCAACGAGGACGGCTGCTGTATCGACTGGCAAGACAACTTGGTCAAAGGCGACGAACAGGGTGCGGCACGGATCTACCGGGCAAGCTGTCCGCCGGGCGACTACGGGCTGAATCAGATCCCAGCGAAAGCGGAATGGAAGCCAGATACTGAAGCCATGGAGTATGACGGCGCATGGCGCCCGAGTATTCACATGCCGCGCTGGGCCAGCCGCATCCTGCTGGAGATCACCGACGTGCGCGTCGAGCGGCTGCAGGACATCACCACCGAGCAGGCTGCGGCCGAGGGAGTTCACCGAGGCCCGCTTCGTGAGTGGTGCGCGAGCGACGAAGGTGGCGCCTGCCACAAGTACCCAGTTCCAGCATTCCGCGACTTGTGGCAATCCGTCGGTGGCAACTGGAACGCCAATCCATGGGTCTGGGTGGTCGAGTTCAAGCGGGTGACGCCATGATCGCCACCCTCTGGTTCGCCTACGTCTTCATCTACAAGGGGCCTTGGCCATGAATGCCAACTGCAAATAGTCGGGAAACCGACAGTTCAACGCGCCGACCATCAAGGCTCACCCAACAAGGAGAGCCTCATGAGAGCGTTTGCAGAAGCAATTGTCGCCATTGCACCAGTGACCAGCCGCAAATCCAGGAATCGCTTCCTCCGGGAATGCGACAGATGGACCAACCGCCTATACAGGTGCGACTTGGTCAGCCTTCAACAACGCCAGGAACTGCGGCGGCAAATCGCAGCGGCTTGCCTGGTGGCGTTGATGTAACCCCAATCCCCCTACATGCCTGCCGGTGAGCCAACTTAGGGCAGTTGGCTGTCGATCCAGCGTTCAGCAGCGGCCATAGCTTCGTCCAGTGCCGCTGGATAATCAGGCCATGGCCCTTCCAGTTCAGCAGCAACTTGGCCCAAGCCGTTGATTGGAGCGGGCTCAATGATCTTGGCCGCGACCGGGGCGTTGTCGTTCGGGCGTCGCCAGTCGAACTTGAGAAACATCACGTGGCCCCGGTAAGCATGCGCTATCGGGGCATCAATATTGTGTGACACGTCCATGCCTCATCACGAAGTGGTTTTAGCCTTTTTTACATCACTTCTGAAGCAGTTGAAATCACAGCAAAACGCCATTACTCCATCCCCCTAGATGCCTGCCGGTGAGCGGCGGGCGAGGTATTCCTGCATGTTTATTTGCGCAGAAACGAAGATCGGGAAGTGCAAATCACTCGGCGACCAAGTGCGAGTGTGCGCGCTTCGTCGTGGCGGCGGCTGGAGCCACGCCCGCGAGGATCTGGCAAACGATGCTGAGCGTTGGTTCGGCCGCGAGCCAGTGACCACTAAGCAAGAATGGCGCGCCGTCCGCGCCGAAGTCTTCCGCACCGAATAACCCACCTTCTGCCGCCCAGCGCGGCAAGGACAACCCATGTTCGCTATGAAACTCACCCTGATACTGCTGGGCGCTTTGCTGTACCTGGTAGGAACTCTCGGCTGGTTCTTCTGGGTCGGGCTCGACCTGGTGGAGACCGGAACCGCCGAGGCACTGCTCTACGCCTTCGCCGGTACCAGCGCCTGGATGCTGATCACCTTCAGCCTGGTCATTCAAATCATCAAGACAGCGCGGCCCACTGCGGCCGGCGGGAGGTAGATATGTCAGCGGCAGAACAACTCAACGATGGCGTCACCGGTGACAAGGTTCCCGAGGCGCAAATGGCCGAAATTCTCGGCACCACCATTGCGGCGCTGCGCTCGAAGCGAGCCAGGAACCAGATACCTCTTGGCGTCTGGAATAAGCATGGCAGCAGGATCATCTACAGCATCAGGAGATATTACGAATGGCTCGAAAGTCAGTGGGTCTGCCCGCAGGAATGGACCTCCACCACGGATCGATCCGCATCCGATTTATGTGGAACGGCAGCCGGCGCAGTGAAACGCTCCCCTATCCCGCGACACAGAAAGGAATCAAATCAGCCTCACAGGTTGTTGATCAGGTAAAGGGGCTGATCAAGCTGGGGTTGCTCGACGACGACAAGTACGCCGAGCTATTCCCCAGTTCCAGCAACGTCGCCGGCGGGAAGATCAACTTCGGCGAGTACGCTCAGCTCTGGCTGGATAGCCGCGAGGTAGTGGCCGGCACGAAGGGGAATTACAAGGGAGCGCTAAACAGATACTGGATGCCTGGGCTGGCCCTGGTGCGGATCGACCTGATCACCACCACGCTGCTCCGCCGGGTTATGGCTTCCAGGGAGTGGAAGTCGCCAGGGGTGAAGCGCAACGCGATCTCGAAGCTGTCGACAATACTGAACTCCGCTGTGTCTGAGGAGTTGATCCCAAAGAACCCGGCGGCGATCCTGGAGCTGCCCAAGCGTATTAAGAAGGAAATCGACCCGTTCACCCTGGACGAGGCAAACCAGATCATCGCCAAAATGTACGAGCACAGTCACTGGCCCAGTACGATCTATGCGGCATTTTTTGAGTTTGTTTTTTTTACGGGGATGCGCCTATCCGAAGCCCTGGCGATGCGCTGGGATGCGGTTGACGAAGAGAAGAGGACGGCCCACGTATGTCGCGGGATCGCCTTGGGGGAAGTGGTGGAGCGCACGAAAACCGGCGGAGACCGATTCGTTTTGTTGAATGACCGGGCCATGCACGCCCTGCAATTTGCCAGGGAGTACGCGGAGCGTCGGAAAAAAGGCAAAGGGAAAGTGCTGGAAACGCCCTTCATTTTCCCGCCGTCAAAGAACTCGGAGTACGTGAAACAGACATCTGACCTGCACAAGCAGTGGATTCCGACTTTGAAAGCTCTGAATATCCGTCGTCGGCCGCCATACAACTGTCGTCACACCTATGCGACAATATGCATTATGTCTGGCATGAACCCCGCCTTCATCTCCCAGCAGCTCGGCCATAGTGTGCAGATGCTGCTCTCGACTTATGCGCGTTGGATCAACTCAAGCTCGGACTGGAGCGAAATGGAAAAGCTCCAGATTGGTCCCAAATTGGTCCCAGCTCAAATAAGCGCACCCTAA